TGCGGCCGCCCCATCCTGTACGGGTTTCCAAGTCGATCGGAGAGCAGAGTCGGCGCTGGAGCTACTCGCACGGGCTCCGTGCGCCCCCAGGACGAAAGATCCCCGCTCACGCGGGCAGTTGTACCCCCCGGAATCGGCTCAGCACCTCTCAGAGCCTGGCTCCATCCGAGCCTCGTCACCCTCGATCCAGTCGACCGCCCGCGATCGGGCGCGGTCGAGGAGGATGAACGGCACGTCGATCAGGTCGCGAATCAGGTACTTCATGTCGTCCTTCCCTCAGTCGCCGCGTTTGCCGCCCCTGACGGGCTGCGCGGCAAGTTACAACCCGCCAGGGTTGCCCCTATTAACGCCAGCGAAACTGGGAGTCATCCGTGAGCTAGCACACAGCGTGGTGGATGTCAAGGAATACTCAGGTACTTATATTATGAGGGCCCAAGAGGGCCCGATCTAGAGCGCCACCAGGCGCTCTTCATAAGACCGGCCTCGGTGGCCGGTCCTAGATTGGACTCGCAACCGCGAGTCCTTCGCCCGCGCCAGTGCGCGGGCTCACATATAGGGGTGAGGCAACCGTGCATGGCACTCGCTCGAGTGCCTACTGGGCCTCGCAACCGGGCAAGTTCGACGTTCTCAACCTGCGGATGACGTTCCCGAGCACATCCGCTCATGAGATTCCCGACTTGACAGCCACCGACTTCGTTCCCGAGAACCTCGCGGCCTGGAATATGCCGCGACACCGGGAATACGCCGCCATTTCGGGCGGCGCTCTCCATTTCTTCCTCGATGACTACCGCTTCGAGACCGTTTGGTCGTCCCCGGAGCGACTTCTGCCTCGCGTCACCGCTGTCGGTGCCGCATTGACCCCGGATTTCAGCATCTGGCGGGATATGCCACGGCCGGCGCAGCTATGGAACGTCTACCGGGCCCGCTGGTGTGGCGCGTATTGGCAGTCGAACGGCATCGAGGTCATTCCCACGGCGTGTTGGAGCACGCCAGACACATTCGACTTCTGCTTCGACGGGATTCCCGAGGCGGCGACCGTCGCCATTTCCTCGATGGGCATTCGCTCATCGAAGGTCGATCAGGCGCTATTCCGCGCCGGTCTCCAAGAACTCCTCGATCGCAAGCAACCGCAGCTCCTGCTGGCGTACGGACGCCTCCGGTACTGCGACGACATCGACTTACCCGAGGTCCGGGAGTACCCGACCTACTGGGACAGACGCAGAAAGCAGGTCAAGACATGGGTGGACGGGGCTCAAAAGGAGGTCCAGGCCCCGGCACCGGAAGCACCAAGAGCCGAGGAGCCACAGCTCCAGGCGGTGGATCTGGACTGAGCGGCGGCAGCGGCGGCGGTGGGTCTGCCGGTGGCGGCGGTGGCGGGGCCGGAGGCGTCGGCAACGCTGGTACCGGTGGAGTCACCGGTGGCGGTGGCGGCGCGGGAGGAGCTGGTGGATCCAGCGGCCCGCAGTTCCCGGACCCCAAGCCGACCAACCAGCCGAGGACGTTCGCTGGAGCCTCGAAGGCTCGCGAGTGGTTCTCGAAGATCTGGCCGTCGAAGGACAAGTACGAGGGCACGGTGCGGAACGAGTACGCGAGGTACTCGGAGAACACCGGCTACCAGACGATCAACACCGCGCTGCGTGACGCGGCGGGCGACATGAGCAAGTTCGATGACCCGGACTGGCTCGAAGCCCGGAAGCGGTACGACGGCACCGATTACTCGGACTTCGTCAAGCAGCAGTACATCCGCAACCTCAAGGAGCGCATCAAGCGGATGGACGAGGGCCTAGCCTTCGCACCGGAGATCCCCGAGACGATCTCGCTGTCGCGAGGCACCCGCTGGTCGGAGTTCAAGAGCCTGGGCATCACCGGGGAGAACGACGACCTCAGCAAGCTGCTGGGCAAGACGTACGTCAACGACTCGTACACCTCGACCTCAGTCGGCGGCAAGGCCGCGATGGACTACATGCCGGTGCAGATCACCATGACCGTCCCCAAGGGCGTTCGCGGGGTCTACATGGCAGGCGATGTGTCGCATAATGGGGCGTTGTCCTCGCTGCCGAGCGAGAACGAGTTCCTCCTCCCCCGAGGGACGAAGTTCAAGATCAAGAGCATCAAGAAGGTCGGCGGCAACTGGATTGTGGAAGTGGAGGTGCTGAAGCCGTGAGCGCATTCGATGACAAGATCGAGGACCAGGCGCACGCCATCCGCCCCGTCGAGGACTACGACGCGCTCCCGCTGACCGGCCCCGGCCGCTGGGCCCACGTCCACGGTGGCCTGACGCTCTACACCAACGACGACAACGTCCTGTTCGCACAGGGCGACATGTCGACTCTCGACGCCAGCACCCTGTTTCAGGCGATGGAGAAGCTGCGCCAGGCCGGTAAATCGGCCGGCGAGGCGTTCGACATCCTGCGTCTGGAAGCAGACGCCATCTCTGGCGACCTGTCGGAGCTGGCTGAGCAGTGAGCTGGGCGTCCTCGAGACGCCGGTATGACCTTCCCCCGGACTGGGAGCTGAACTACAGGCTCCCGGTCCTTCGGGATGCCAACTGGATCTGCGAGCTGCAGTGGAATGGCTGCGTTGGCGTGGCATCCGAGGTCGACCACATCAACCGTGGGAACGACCACTCGCGATCCAACCTGCAGGCGGTCTGCCACAGGTGTCACGCGAAGAAATCATCCGCCGAGGGCAACGCCCGGAAGGCAGAACTCAAAGCCCGGAGGAAGCGGCCCGACGAACGCCATCCTGGGCGTCGATAAAAGCGGGCCAGGAGCCCGCTCATAGACCCAGGAGGTCAAGTGGGCACCCGAGGCCCCATCGGAAAACGAGACGAAGAGCGAGTTCGGCGCAACGCGCCTGAGAGCCCTACCGAGACGGTCCAGGTGATCGGCCCGGTCGAGATCCCCGAACTGGGGGACGTGAGCTACGACGGCGAGACTCATCCGCTCATCACCGAGATGTACGAGTCCATCAAGAACTCAGCGGCCGTGAAGTACTACGAGCCGACTGACTGGACGTACGCCAAGCTCACCCTCTACACCCTGAACCAAGAACTGATTGCATCGCGCCAGTACGGAAAGCCAATGGGCGCAATGAAACTCACTGCCATCAACCAAATGCTCTCCTCGCTGCTGCTGACAGAAGGTGACCGACGACGAGTTCGGCTCGAGATCGAGCGGAACCCCGGAGACCCGACATCCGGGAAGGTCGTTGACATGACCGACATGCTCAAGCAGCGCCTCGCCCAAGCTCAGGCGAGCGGAGGGTAGATGGTCCCCCGGAGGGGGTTTCTAGAGCACTGCCGCTACCAGTAGCTCCTCCCTCCGGGGTTGACACCCACCCGAAAGGATCCCACATGGCCGACTTCGGCAAACCGCTCGACGTTGAGGCGTTGTGGCTGGTCAGAGGGCGCGACTTCAAATGGTCGTTCACGAACAAGGACAAGGCCGGGAACCCGGTCCCCTGGCCGGCCGGTGACCTGTTCCTCGAACTCGAGACAGGCGGCGAGCACAACGCGCTGCAGCAGGTCTACATCACCGGAGCCACGGGCGGCACGTACCGGCTCAACCTCTTCGCCGACGGCACGTCGTGGACTCCCCCGATCGACTACAACGACGTGTCCGAGAACCCGCAGGGTCTCGCTGGCGACATCCAAGACGCAATCGATGCTGTCGTAGGGGCGAATGCCATTGAGGTACACCCGGTTTCGCTGTACCCCGCGTGGACGCTGAACTTCAACCTGAACGCCGACAAGCCGCTGTCAGAGCAGTTGGTCAACACGATCAACAAGGCGGCGAACGACTTCTTCGACACCTTCGACCAGCTCCTGGGCGTGGACGTGGAGATGACCGTCACCGACGCGCTCAACTTCAAGCTGGTGGTGACCTCGCGGCGCTCGTTCGATGAGGTCGGCGTCGTGACCTTCGCGGTCGACGTGACCAGCACGGCCGTCAAGAGCTTCTTCAACGGCTTCGCTGGCCTGATCGGCGCGGTCAACACCGTCTCGACCGACTTCTACTGGAACCGCACCTACAACCTCGAGTTCATCGGGGCGCTGGGGCTCCAGCCGATGCCGCTCATCACGGTCGACGGCAGTCTCCTGACCGGCACGAACAAGCGGATCACCTCCGAGATCATCGAGCCTGGCAAGAAGCGACTCACGAAGTGGCCGCTCACGGTCGACGGCGCGGACGCCTCGATCAAGGTCGAGTCCGAAGAGGCCGACAAGATCCACAACCGCTGCCGCTGGCAGCTCGTCCACATGCCATCCGGCGAGGCTGCCGGTGGCGATCCCAAGCAACTCGGCTTCGTCTACATCCAGCCGAGATAGTTTCAGCTATGCGGCCCGCTACCGAGAGTGGTTGCCCTAGCTAGGTTTTCGCGCCCGTTCCCCTACTGAATGCAACGGGCACCCCTTCCCGGCTAGCACAACGGTAGCTGCGCTCGGCTCTGGACCGAGAGGTTTGAGGTTCGAATCCTTGGCCGGGAGCCCACTTGACATCCACCAATGAAAGGAAACGCCATGACCGGCATCCAAGGAAAGCTGATCGCGCTCGGCATCAAGTTCGGCGTCGGCTACCTCCGCAAGCACCCTGAGCTGCTGGACGAGGTCTCGAAGCACATCCCCGGCAAGGTCGATGACCTGGTCCTCGAGGTGCTCGCCAAGCTCCTGGGGGTCTGATGACGGCGGTCATCACCCGCAAGCAGGCGCAGTGGGTCCACGACATGGCCCGCGCCCGGAACGGTCTCCCGTACGCCTACGGCGGTGCGTTCACCAACGACCCGAAGCGATCGACCGACTGCTCTGGCCTGGTGCTGCAAACCGGAGCCTGGTACATGGGCCGTACCGACTGGGTCGGTAACCGCTACGGCTCCACCGAGAGCTTCCGGCTCGACCACAAGATCGTCTACGACATCGGCTTCCGACGCCTGCCTCCGGGCGGCGTCAAGGCACTGCCGTTCAAGCCGGTCATGCTCGTCGGGCTTCAGCACGGCGGCGGCGGGGTCAACTCGCACACCGCCTGCACGCTGATGACGATGGACATCCCCGGTGGCCCGGTGAAGATGTCCGACCGAGGCGTCGACTGGGAGTCCCACGGGAACCGCGCTGGCGGCATCGGCGTCGACCTCTACGACTACGCACGGGCCTGGAACGATCCGCTGTTCCACGACTTCTGGTACCTGGACGCCAAGCTCGAGGACGGTCCTACGACCTCAGAGCTGACGGTCCCGCTGGTCTCGAAGGGGAACGGTCGCTGGGGCTCATCGAGCCCTGCCTGGGATCACCTGATCATGCGTGAGTCGAGCGGTGACCCGACCATCATCCAGCAGATCATCGACGTGAACTCGGGCGGCAACGAGGCCGAGGGTCTGTTCCAGATCACACCGAAGACATGGCGGGCGCACAACGGCACGCAGTTCGCGGCCAGCGCCAGACTCGCCACCCCGCAGCAGCAGGCGATCGTCGCTGCACGCATCTTCGTTCGCAATCCAAGCGGATCTGACTGGGGCGCAGGACTTCCCGGTCGCGAAGACCCGAAGCAGCTCGCGGCCGGCCTGGTGCCCACCGAACCGATAGGAGAGGACGGCTTCTTGTCCGCACTCAACGACGCTGAGCAGCGCGAGGTTCTCAACCTCCTGCGCTGGATCGCAGCACCTGAATACGGGGAGCTTCGCAAGCTCTTCCAGAACGAGGACATGTACCGCACCGACAACGTCCGTCGGCGCACCTTCGCGGGAGTCGCGTTGGATGCCCGGACGTTCGCGTGGGAGTTCCGCGTCGAGGACGCAGCCAAGCGTGGCGAGCAGTGGGCCGTCGACCTGGTAGTCCAGGCCGCTCGCGGCACTCTCGCGGGCGTACGGCGAGCTGACGGCTCGTCAGACCCCTTCCTGGTCGGCCATGCCCAGTCGCTTCTCGCCGAGATCGAGGAGAAGAACCCCGACGCACTCAAGAACTACCTGAAGGGGGCCAAGTGAGCCCGAAGATCCGACAGACCATCTACTACCTGGGGACCATCGTCCCCGGCATCCTCGGCATCGCCCTGGTCTGGGGCGGCATCGACGCTGGTGCGGCTGAGAACATCGGCGACATCATCGCGGGTGCCCTGGCTCTGATCGGCGCGGGAGCCCCGGCCACCGCCGCCGTCACGGTCGGCAAGCAGCGCAAGGACGGCACGCTCACCGCTGACGCGGTCGAGCAGGTCTCCAAGGGCATCGAGCAGGTCATCGCGGCGCGTGACGCCGCGCAGGCTGAGGTCGACAAGGTCACCACGGTGGTCGGAGGCGTCCTCAACGACGTGCAGGCTGCCGCCAACGCGGTCAACCTCGGCCCGCTGGCCAGCCAGATCCTCAACGGGGTCGCCCCGGCGTACAGCCAGGCGTTCAACCCGGCCACTCAGCCCTGGAACCGATGAGCCTCAAGGTCGGTTCGAGCGGAGAGATCGTCAACAGGTGGATCCGGGTCATGAAGGCCCGGTTCGCCTCCTACGCGGGCAAGCTCCGCGAAGACGGCTACTTCGGCTTGGACGACGCGGCGGTCCAGCGCGAGTACGAGACACGCACCCACCAGACACCGGACGGGATCGTCACTGACGGCGATCTCGCCTACCTGCTCCCGGCGAAGCCGTGGCTGTTCACAGTCCACGGCACCGGGATGCCAGACCCTCTGGGCCCCGGCCTTCCGGCCGACGTGGCGCGGGACGTGCTCGACATCTACCGCTGGCAGCCCATCGGCAACTACCCTGCCGCTGCCTTCCCGATGAAGCCCTCGTACGACAAGGCCATCGCGGAGCTGGTGCTCCAGATCGACCAGAAGCTCGCCGGGAACAACGACGAGTTCAGCATGGCCGGTTACTCGCAGGGAGCCATCGCGGTCGCCTACGTGCTCAAGCATGAGATCCTCGACCCGAAGGGTCGCCTGCACAAGTACGTTCGCAGGCTCAAGAAGGTCGTCATGTGGGGAAATCCCATGCGGCAGAAGGGCTTCGCTCACTTCGATGAGTGGATCCACCCGGTCGCAGCTCCCGACACGATGGGCATCCTCGAGGACCGCCTCGAGAACCTCGAGTGGGCCATGCAGGAGTACGGCTTCGAGGTCCGCGACTACGCCCACGACGGCGACATGTACGCCTCCATCAAGGAGGACGACATGCACGAATACGAGGTGGCCATCGGCCGAATCGTGATGACCGTCAAGGGATTCTACGGAGGCAAGGACTCGGTCGTCGCCCAGCTAGGCGAGATCGCTGGACATCCTCTCCGCGAGAGCATCGCGATGGCCCGAGCCATCATCGACGCGCTGTCGTTCCTGGCGAAAGCCACCAAGGGCGAGCAGTGGCCCCACCTGTACAACCGCTACCCGGCTGTCGCTTTCTTGCGTCAGCCTTGACATACACCCGGAAGGAGGCGGGGTGAGCCTCGAGAATCACCACCCGGAGCTTGCCCCGTCCCCTCCACACATCATCGGCCCGTCTTGGCAGAGGACGGTCGACGGAGCATGGCATCTGCCTGATCCCAAGATGACCCTGGGCTGGGGCGTCTTGAAGTGGCTGTCCGAGTACGTCAACACCCCTGGTGGGCATGACGATCCAGCCAGACTCAAGTTTCTGATCGAGCTGTCCGAAGCGGGCCTGCTCGAGAACGAGAACATGTTCATCCCCACCGACGAGCAGGTGCGCCTGGTCCTCTGGTGGTACGCCGTAGACGAGAAGGGCCAGTACGTCTACCGCGAAGGCGTCATCCGACGGCTCAAGGGATGGGGCAAAGACCCGTTCACCGCCGCGCTGTGCCTCGCGGAACTCTGCGGCCCCGTAGCGTTCTCGCACTTCGATGAGACCGGCCAGGCGATCGGCAAGCGCCGACCGGCACCGTGGGTCACCGTCGCGGCCGTCAGCCAGGACCAGACCAAGAACACGTTCTCGCTGTTCCCGGTGATGATCTCCAAGAAGCTCAAGGCCGAGTTCAAGCTCGAGGTCAACCGCTTCATCATCTACGCCGAAGGCGGCGGTCGCATCGAGGCCGCAACGTCCTCGCCTGCGTCGATGGAGGGTAACCGCCCGACGTTCGTCGTACAGAACGAGACGCAGTGGTGGGGCCAGGGCCCGGACGGCAAGGTCAACGAGGGCCATTCGATGGCGGAAACCATCGAGGGCAACATGACCAAGGTCGAGGGTGCCCGCACCCTGTCGATCTGCAACGCCCACATCCCCGGCACCGAGACCGTAGGCGAGCTGGCCTACGTCTCCTACCAGAAGATCCAGTCCGGTGAGGACGTGGACACCGGCCTCATGTACGACGCGCTGGAAGCGCCGGCCGATACGCCGATCTCCGAGATCCCTTCGCAGAAGGAAGATCCCGAGGGATTCGAGAAGGGCATCCAGAAGCTCCGCGAGGGGCTGCTGATCGCCCGAGGCGACAGCACATGGCTGCCGATCGAAGACATCATCAAGTCGATCCTGTCGACCAAGAACCCGATCACCGAGTCGCGGCGCAAGTTCCTCAACCAGGTCAACGCCTCCGAGGACTCCTGGCTAGCTCCCCGTGAATGGGACCGCTGCTACGCCGACGCCAAGAAGTACCTCGAGAAGATGGGCTACGAGTTCACGCAGCCCGCTCGCGGCGAGAAGATCGCCCTCGGCTTCGACGGCTCGAAGTCCAACGACTGGACGGCGCTCGTCGGCTGTCGCATCAGCGACGGCTTCCTCTTCGTCATCAGGATCTGGGATCCCCAGAAGTTCGGCGGGCAGGTTCCTCGCGAAGACGTAGACGCCACAGTGCATTCCACGTTCAAGCACTACGACGTGGTCGCATTCCGGGCCGACGTGAAGGAGTTCGAAGCCTACGTCGACCAGTGGGGTCGGACCTACAAGAAGAAGCTCAAGGTCAACGCCTCCCCCAACAACCCCGTCGCATTCGACATGCGCGGGCAGCAGAAGAGGTTCGCGTTCGACTGTGAGCGACTCGAGGACGCGGTCCTCGAAGGCGAGGTCTGGCACGACGGCGATCCCGTTCTGCGCCAACACGTTCTGAACGCCAAACGACACCCAACCACCTACGACGCCATCGCGATTCGCAAGGTCACCAAGGACTCCAGCAAGAAGATTGACGCTGCGGTCTGCGGCGTCCTCGCGTTCGGGGCGAGACAGGACTACCTCATGAGCAAGAAGGCCCGCACGGGCCGGGTGGTGGCCGTCCGATGACAGCACCGCTGCCCGGACAGGAAGAGATTCCAGATCCCGCCATCGCCCGAGACGAGATGGTCTCGGCATTCGATGACGCGTCGAAGAACCTCAAGATCAACACCAGCTACTACGAAGCCGAGCGCAGGCCAGAGGCCATCGGCGTCACGGTCCCGCAGCAGATGCAGTCGCTGCTGGCCCACGTCGGATACCCCCGGCTCTACGTCGACTCCATCGCGGAGCGCCAGGCCGTCGAAGGCTTCCGCCTCGGCGATGCCGACGAGGCTGACGAGGAGCTGTGGGAGTGGTGGCAGGCCAACGACCTCGACATCGAGGCTCCGCTGGGCTACACCGACGCCTACGTTCACGGCAGGTCGTACGTGACCATCTCGCGCCCGGACCCCAAGCTCGACATCGGCTGGGATCCAAACACCCCGATCATCAGGGTCGAGCCGCCGACGCGGATGTACGCCAAGATCGACCCCCGGATCGGCCGGGTGTCACAGGCCATTCGAGTCGCCTACGACGCTGAGGGCAACGAGGTCCAAGCGGCCACGCTGTACACGCCCACCGACACCTTCGGCTGGTACAAGGCTGACGGCGAGTGGGTGGACTGGTTCAACGACCCCCACGGCCTGGGCGTCGTCCCGGTCGTACCGCTGCCCAACCGCAACCGGCTCTCGGACCTGTACGGCCAGAGCGAGATCACGCCTGAGCTTCGGTCGATGACCGACGCGGCCAGCCGCATCCTCATGCTGATGCAGGCGACTGCAGAGCTGATGGGTGTGCCCCAGAGGCTCATCTTCGGCATCAAGCCCGAAGAGATCGGCGTGGACCCGGAGACGGGCCAGACGCTGTTCGACGCCTACCTCGCTCGCATCCTCGCGTTCGAGGACGCTGAGGGCAAGATCCAGCAGTTCTCGGCAGCCGAGCTGGCCAACTTCACCAACGCACTCGATCAGATCGCCAAGCAGGTCGCTGCGTACACGGGACTGCCTCCCCAGTACCTTTCCACCGCTGCGGACAATCCGGCCTCTGCTGAGGCAATCAGAGCCGCTGAGAGCCGTCTCATCAAGAAGGTCGAGCGCAAGAACCTGATCTTCGGAGGCGCATGGGAACAGGTCATGCGGATCGCCTACCAGATGATGAAGGGCGGCGACGTTCCGCCCGACATGCTCCGCATGGAGACCATCTGGCGCGACCCGTCGACTCCGACCTACGCGGCCAAGGCCGACGCAGCCACGAAGCTGTACGGCAACGGCCAGGGCGTCATCCCCCGCGAACGTGCTCGCATCGACATGGGCTACTCCATCAAGGAGCGCGAAGAGATGCGGCGCTGGGACGAGGAAGAGGCCGCTATGGGCCTCGGACTCATCGGCACGATGGTCGACCCGAACCCGACGGTTCCTGGCTCTCCGAGCCCGCAGGCACCGCCGAAGCCGGAAACCCCGGCCATCGAGGGCGGTGATGCCGCCTGACCCCGGAAGAGTACGCAGCGCGACAGGCCGTGATCACTGCGGCCGTCGCCGCCTACGTCCAGCGGTTCGCATCGATGTTCACCGGACCCGCTCTCTCCCTTGGGGAGTGGGCGCGGTTCCTGCAGACGTTGTTTCCAGAGGTCCAGCGTCGGTACGCACAAGCTGCCGACCTGGGCCGGAACTTCTACGACTCCCAGCGCAGACTCCACCACCCTGAGCTTCCCCGCAACGAGAGGTTGCGGAGCGATCTTCAGTGGGAGTGGTTCGTCAAGAACATGGAGCCAGCTCGAAAGGGTATGTCGCAGGCCGACTCCCCCAGAGACGCTGTCACCAGGACCACCTTGACGGCAGTCCGCGAAGTGGAGATGGCAGGACGCCGACAGATCATCGGCGCTGTCAAGAACGACCCAGCTCCTCAGATCGTGCAGGGCTGGGCGAGGGTCGCCACCGGGCGCGAAACATGCGCCTGGTGTCTGATGCTCATCGCTCGAGGTGCCGAGCTGAATCACAAGGGCAACTTCGCATACCGCGAAGCCCAATCGGCCGGCATCAACCTCGATGACGAGACCGTGATCGATCTCTGGGAAGAGTCCGGTCAGGATCTCGCGAAGTTCCGCGAAGCGACGAGAGGGCACGTCGAGGAGTGGCACGTAGGGTGCGACTGCCTGGCGATTCCCGTCTTCGACGTGCAGAACTGGCCCGGTAGGGATGCTGCCCTTCGGGCGCAGCAGCTTTGGATCGACGCCAGCAAGGAAGCCGACGCGCTCATCGCGTCGGGCGAGGCCCGCTCCAAGAACAAGAACAGGGAGACGCAGAACGCGCTCCGACGCCGCTTGTATCGCGGCGAAATCGCAATGTCCAACTACGCCCTCGCGGCGTAGTCCCCTGAACCCCAGGTGGGTTCTACAACCATGCCCAGGAGGCGAAAACACATGTCCGACACTGCAACTGACACCCCAGCAGGCACCCCGGCCCCGGAGGCCACCCCGCCCGCTGACTCGACCCCCAAGATGTTCGATGAGGCTTACGTCAAGGAGCTTCGCAACGAGAACGCTGGACTGAGGGTCGGCAAGAAGGAAGCAGTCGAGGCTGCCGTCAAGGAAGCGAAGGAAGCCGCAGCGGCCGAACTCGTCGCCCGTGACGCACGTATCACCGAACTCGAGAACGAGCTTGGCCAGGCGTGGACTCTGCTGCAGAAGTACGAGACCACGGTCGACGCCAAGGTGCCCAGCGACAAGGTCCGCGCTTTCGTCACGGCCCTTCAGGGCAGCGACAAGGACTCGATCACCGAGTCCGCGAAGTCGCTCATCGAAATGGCTGGCGGATTCAACCAGCCCGTTCGCGGGTTCGACCCCACCCAGGGCTTCGGGGGGCGCAAGGAAGACATGCCCCTGAACGGAGACCCGATTCTCGACGCGATCAAGCAGACGCTCGGGATTTCCTAACCCCTTCCAACACAAGGAGATAGCCAATCATGGCAGCAGGAACCGCTTTCGCGGTGGATCACGCACAGATCGCCCAGACGGGCGACACGATGTTCAAGGGCTACCTCGAGCCCGAGCAGGCGAAGGACTACTTCGCTGAGGCCGAGAAGACCTCCATCGTTCAGCAGTTCGCCCAGAAGATCCCGATGGGCACGACCGGCCAGAAGATCCCGCACTGGGTCGGCGACGTGTCGGCGCAGTGGATCGGTGAAGGCGACATGAAGCCCATCACCAAGGGCAACATGTCTTCGCAGACGATCGCCCCCCACAAGATCGCGACGATCTTCGTGGCGTCGGCGGAAACCGTCCGTGCGAACCCGGCCAACTACATCGGCACCATGCGGACCAAGGTGGCCACCGCCTTCGCGCTGGCCTTCGACCAGGCCGCGCTGAACGGCGTGGACAGCCCGTTCCCGACCTACCTCGCGCAGACGACCAAGAGCGTCTCGCTGGCGGATCCGGGCGGCGCTGGCGTCAGCGACCTGACCGCGTACGACGCTGTGGCCGTCAACGGCCTGTCGCTCCTGGTCAACGCTGGCAAGAAGTGGACCCACACTCTGCTGGACGACATCGTTGAGCCCATCCTCAACGGTGCCAAGGACAAGAGCGGCCGTCCGCTGTTCATCGAGTCGACCTACACCGAGGAGAACAGCCCGTTCCGCCTCGGCCGGATCGTCGCCCGTCCGACCATCCTGAGCGACCACGTCGCCACCGGGACCACGGTCGGCTACCAGGGTGACTTCCGCCAGGTCGTCTGGGGCCAGGTCGGCGGTCTGTCCTTCGACGTGACCGACCAGGCCACGCTGAACCTGGGCACGCCCGAAGCGCCGAACTTCGTGTCGCTGTGGCAGCACAACCTCGTCGCAGTCCGCGTCGAGGCCGAGTACGCGTTCCACTGCAACGACAAGGACGCGTTCGTCAAGCTGACCAACGTCGTCACGCCGTAAGGCGAACTTGACATTCACCGGTTGGGGAGTCCTTCGGGGCTCCCCTTCCGGGGTGTCTGAGAGGACTTCATGCGTATCCGATCCACCACCAACGGTGGGTTCGCGGATGTCGACCCCGAGTACGCCGCAGAGCTGATTGCCAGCGGCCTGTTCGAGGACGCGACACCCAAGCCCCCTCGCAAAGCGCCGGCCAAACGGGCCGCGCCCCGAAAGCAAACCGCTCCCGCGCAGGAGCCCAAGACTGAGGAGTAGCCCGTGGCCTACGCGACCGCGAATGACGTAGTTGTGTTGTGGGCCAAGGAGCCTGAGCCCGAAGTCATGGCGCTGATCGAGCGCCGCCTCCAGCAGGTTGAGCGGATGATCAAGCGCCGCATCCCCACTCTCGATCTGAAGGTCGCGACCGACGCGACGTTCAAGGCAGACCTCATCGACATCGAGTCCGATGCGGTTCTGCGCCTTGTGCGTAACCCCGAGGGCTACATCTCGGAGACCGACGGCGCATACACCTACCAGCTCGCGTCTGACCTGTCTCAGGGCAAGCTGGTGATCCTCGATGACGAGTGGACGACGCTAGGCGTCAACCGGCTCTCCCGGATGTCTGTCATCGCCCCGAACATCGTGATGCCGACATGAGCGCCAGCGATCGTTTCCGCGCTCCGATCATCTACCCGCCCTTCACCCCGGCCGTCACCCCTGACGAGGTCGACAACAGCCTGTGCGACCACGACGCAGATCCTCCGATCTGCTACTGCGTCCACGACTGGCGCATCGAGTGGGGAAACCGCTCGCGGGCAGCCAAGCCGAGAGCGACGTACATCCAATGAGCCTCCTCGACACAGGTGCCCGGTATCAGCCGGTCACCGTCTACCCCGAAGAGCTGTTCATCGACGGCGACGGCAACAAGCGCACGCGGCCGTCCAAGATCGGCATCCCAGCGATCGCACGGCTCCAGGTGGCCAACCAGTCCGGTACGTCGGCACGACGTGCTGAGCAGGACAACGAGGGCTTCGAGTCCGAGAAGGTCTACCGGATGCGCTTCCCGCGCTCGTTCACCAAGGAGCACGGGATCCTCGGCGCTCAGTCCGAGATCGAGTGGCGGGGTCAGCGGTGGGCGCTCTTCGGAGACGCCACGGTCTACGACAGCTCTCCTGCGCTTGCACGCGTCGACTACACCATCAAGAGGTACTGATGGCCACTGTCTACGCCAAGGCCAACAAAGTGGCTGCACGGGCTGCTGAGACCCGCAGAGAGGTCAAGAAGGTCCGCGACGACGTGACCAAGAGGGCCAAGCGAAACCTGGCTCAGCAGAACGAGACAAGCCGCATCACGCCCGAGGGCTACTTCCCGGCCGAGATCGAAGAGGTCGACGGCGATGTCGACTTCCACACGGTCCTGCACGCGCCCAACGCGTTCGCCATCGAGTTCGGCCACGCCCCGTCTGGCTTCTTCGCGGGCACCGACACCAAACCACCGGAAGCCACATACATCCTGACCCGCGCCGCTATCGGCGGCGAGGTCTCGTAAGGAGGCCGCATGGCAAGCAGGCGGCTACCCCGCGTCCAAAAGGTGGTGGCCCCCATCCTCCGAGGCGATCAGCGAATGATCGACCTCGGGGTCACGGTCACTACGTGGGTTCCCGACGTGGATTACCGCGAGTTTCCGATGATCAACATCCGCCGCATCGGCGGTATCAGGAATCCGAAAGCACCGAGGCTGCACACGCTCCCGGTGATCGAGATGTCGGCCTACTCGACAGAGGGGCTGATCGAATGCGAAGAGCTGTACGAGGAAGCACTCGACGTGCTGTACGACGCGGTCCATGACCAAATCGTCACTCCCGCAGGCTATTTGCAGTCGATGTACGAAACGATGGGCGCAACGCAGTTCAGCTCCCTCTACCAGGACTCCTGGCGAATCCAGGGTCTGATCAGGCTCGGCGTCCGCAGTCCGAGATCCACCACCTAACCGAAAGGTAATGCCCTCATGGCAGAAAATGACGACGCAGTATTGACTGCGGCGGTCGGCTACGTGTACGTCGCGCCCGAAGGCACGGCTGCACCGACACCGGCCCAACTGAAGACCATCAACCTCCGCGACACCGCGACCTGGGGCACCGGCCTCACCGCGTGGGAGAGCGTCGGCCACACCAGCCGAGGCACGCTCCCCGAGTTCGGTTTCGACGGCGGCGACAGCGAGGTGAAGGGCTCCTGGCAGAAGAAGAAGCTGCGGGAGATCACCACCGAGGATCCGATCGACTTCGTCACGATCGTGCTGCACCAGTTCGATGAGATGGGTCTGGGCCTGTACTACGGCCCGAACGCCTCTGAGACCCCTGGTGTGTTCGGCGTGAAGACCGGCCAGACCAACGAGAAGGCGGTCCTGGTGGTCATCGAGGACGGCGACATGCGCCTGGGCAACCACGCCCACAAGGCCGGTGTGCGCCGCGACGACTCGATCGATCTGCCGATCGATGACCTGGCTGCTCTGCCGGTGCGGTTCACCTACCTCGACTTCGAGGATGAGCTGCCGTTCTCGTGGATCAACGAAGACCTCTTCAACGTCGCTGATCCGACTCCGTAGTACTTGACAGCCACCCGGCTGTCACCCCCGGAGGGGGAGGTTTCCTTGGCGGGCCTGCCTCCCCCTCCAGCCCGCCATTCCAGCCCGCCAACACACGAAAGGTTCGCCATGACAAACGTATTCACTCTCGACGCGATGCGCGAAGAGACCCGCAAGAAGTACCAGCCCGTCGTGCTCGAGATCAGCGAGGGCGTCACCGTCGAGCTGAAGCCGCTGCTGAAGCTGGGCAAGAAGGCCCGCGAAGCGGTCGCCGAAGCGGTCAAGGAGATCGAGGCGCTGCCCGACGAGATCGATGAGGACGACGAGGATTCCGACGAGCTGATGGACGAGATCGCGGAGAAGATCTGTGACTCGGTCGCCAAGGTGTTCCGGCTGATCGCCACTTCCCCCCGGAAGCTGTTGGCGGAGTTGGACACTGAGGAAGAGCCGCAGATCCGCGCTGAGCTGTACGGCGCAGTGCTCCGCACCTGGATGCGGGAGACGCAACTGGGGGAAGCCGCGCCCTCGCCGAACTGATCGACAAGTTCGGCGGGGCTCTCCTCGCAGACCTTCGCCAGTACTACCAGGTAGACCTGCGCGACCTGTTCCGCGATGAGGATCCGCTTACGCCGAGATTCGTTCTGGTCCTGGTGCTCTGCCTACCCAAGGACGGCGCTTTCTACGCAGCGCGTCGGGGTGGCATGCAGTACCGGGGCTGGGACGAGGACCGCTACGCCCTCGCGGACATCTACGACGCCATCAACGCAGGCAACCACCTGTTCATGATGGCCAACCGCGATCGGACGAAGCCGAAGCCGAAGGCACCCACGCCATACCCACGTCCCGACGACCACAAGAAAACCGAAGCGCCCAAGCCGGGTTCGTTCGCCGCGATGGTCGTGGCCGCGAAGAAGGCAGCGCGAGAACGAAGGGAAAGGGAGGAGGCGAATGCCGAATAGTGCTGGCGTAGAGGTCGCACGGATCTCAGTCAAGGTCAGCCCCAACACCAAGCAGTTTCGCCGCGAACTGAAGAACGACCTCGAGGCCATCGAGAAGGAGCTGAGCGCCGACATTCCGGTCAACGCCGACCTGAATGCGGCCCAGGCCAAGGCCGACTTCAAGCGACTGATGATGCAGCTCAAGGCCGAAGCGGCCAGAGGCGTCAACATCCCGGTCGACGTGAACGTCGACAAGGACTCCAAGGGTGGGTTCCTCGACAAGCTCTTCGGGAAGGGCGGCAAGAGCAAGATCGGTGAACTCGGCGACGAAGCCGAGAAGACCACCACCAAGGTGCTGTCGATGGGCCAGGGCTTCCTCGGAATGTCCCGAATGGCCTGGATGGGTATCGGTGTCATCGCGCTGGCCGCGCCGGCCGTCGCGCTGGTGGCCGGTCTGCTGGCCGGTCTCCCGTCGCTCATGGCGGCGTTCGGAGCTGGCGCTGGCGTAGTCGCGCTCGGCATCGATGGCATCAAGGCGGCAGCCGAGACCCTCACCCCCGTCCTCGACACGGTGAAGGCCCAGGTCTCCTCGGTCTTCCAAGAGGGTCTGACCCCCGTCATGGGGCAGCTCGGCACGATGCTGACCGCGATGACCCCCGGTCTGAAGGACGTGGCCGGGAGCCTCGTCGGCATGGCGTCGGGAATCACCGACGTGGTGTCCAAGGGCGTTGGGCTCGACCAGATCAACAACATCCTCGGGAAGACCGCTGAGTTCTTCCGAGGACTCACCCCGATCATCTCGACCGGCGTCCAGTCGTTCCTGACGCTCGCCAACGCGGGCGCGAACTCGTTCGGCACGCTGCTGGCTCCGCTGCAGACGTTCTCCACGCAGTTCAACGACATGGTCAACCGGATCACCTCGAACGGGTCGTTCCAGGGGGCCATGCAGGGCATGTCCCAGGTGCTGGGCAGTGTCCTCAACCTGTTCACCCGGCTCTTCGAGGCGGGCACGACAGCGATGGGGCAGCTCGGCGGTCCTCTGTCGACGCTGATCAACGGGTTCGGCGACGCGTTCATCGCGCTGATGCCAGCCCTGACCTCACTGTCCAGCCTGATCGGCAACGTGCTCGGCACGGCGCTGCAGCAGCTTGCTCCGATCATCACGGCGCTCACCCCCGCGTTCACCACGCTGGCGAACACCCTCGGCACGATGCTCACGGGTGCTCTGCAGGCGCTGGGCCCGATCCTGACTCAGGTCGCCGGGTTCCTCGGTGGAGCGATCAAGACGGCACTCGACGCGCTCGCGCCGATGCTGCCTGGTCTGATCCAGAACTTCGCCACGCTCTCCCAGACGCTGGTCACCCAGCTCGGGCCGTTCCTGCCGCAGCTCGCTACGGCGTTCGGACAGCTCGTCGGAGCGGTCATTCAGTTGGCCCCGATGATCATGAGCCAGTTGGTCCCGGCGTTCATCCAGTTGGTCCCCAAGATCGCTGAGCTGATGCCGTCGATCGTCTCGCTGGTGCAGTCGTTCGCCAACCTGATGCCGGTGGTTCTGCCGCTGGCCTCGGCTCTGCTGAGCGTGGCCGGTGCAGTGATCCAGGTCGGTGTCTCCATCGGCGGCGCACTCATCGGTGCGCTGGCCAACCTGATGGGAATCATCACCGGAGTCATCGCCAAGGTCTCCGAGTGGGTCGCGAGCTTCGCGAGCGGCGCTCAGACGATCGCAGCCAAGGCAGCAGAGCTGCCGGGGATGATCCAGTCAGCACTGGCCAACCTGATGTCCATCGGCCTGCAGGCCGGTAAGGACTTGGTCCAGGGGCTCATCAACGGTATCGGCGGCATGATCAGCGCGGCGGTCTCCAAGGCCAAGGAGCTGGCATCCGGCGTAGCCGGTGCGGTGAAGGGATTCTTCGGGATCGAGTCGCCGTCGAAGCTGTTCATGGAGTACGGCGAGTTCACCGGGCAAGGCTTCGCGATCGGTATGGACAAGGGCTTCGCGCCCGTCCTCGAGCAGGCCAAGGCGCTGTCGGCGCAGATCGCTGCGGCGGTCGCTAGCGGCACTGAGGATCCGACTTCGCTGCTGCATGGGTTCTCCAAGTCCGACGTGAGTCGCATGGAGAAGGTGCTCGGTACCGAGATCAAGAAGCTGGAGCGTCAAGCGAAAGCCCTTGACCTGCAGGCGAAGAGCACCGGCAACGAGGGTCTGAAGGCCGAAGCGCAGAAGCTGCGCGACATGAAGGATCAGCTCCAGACGCAGAAGGAGATGCTCGACCTCGCAGGCGACTACAACGACGAGACGGCTTCCGGCTCGCAGGGTATGTCGCTGGAGCAGCAGGTCTCCAAGCTGATGTCATCGCCCGTCGACTTCGCGAAAGCGACTGGCAAGCAGTTCCTTTCGGACATCGGCATCTCTGGCGAGGGCTTCCTGTCGAAGGCAGTCACCGAAGGCATTCAGTACATCTTCCAGATCGGCTCTGTCGATGAGGCGCTGTCGATCAAGGACCGCGAGGAGTCGAAGAGCGCACTCGCGCTCGTCGGCCGTCAGTAGGCCGCGGACTTGACATTCACCAGGAGGTAAGCATTGATCACCGACACCATCGTTGAACTCGAGGGTGTCAATGGTGAGTACTTCAACTTGACGACCGGTGACCAGGGCATCTACCTGGCCACAGACGTGGAGGGTTGTTTCTACGACCCTCCCGTCAAGGTCGTTGTTGAGGAGCCGGGGAACTACCCCGGCGCTCGCTACTTGTCACACCGGATCCTGAAGCGCGACATCGTCTTCGGGGTTCAGATCCTCAACGATGCCAAGAGCGGCCCCAAGAGCTGGCTCTCGCGTGACAGCGAGTGGCGCAAGGCGTGGGCGTTCAACCGCGTCTGCAAGCTCTACGTGACCACCCCGGACTCCGGTACCAGGTATCTGCACCTGGCGCTGTTCGAGTCCCCCAAGGTCGAGATGAAGACCGACCCGCGAGGCAACAGCATCAACCTGACGGTGATGTCGTGCATCGCGTACGACCCGTTCTGGTACGAGGACGACAAGGTCTACTCGGCCAAGACCAAGACAGACACCAGGTTCGACCCGTCCATCTGGACGCCGCCGTGGCCGTGGGAGGAACTGCCCAAGGAGACGCTGCGGATCAAGGTCGGCCGCGAGCAGGGTGGGCTCAACCCCACCGACAACTACATCGCCCCGAAGTGGACCGTCCCCGGCTCCACCGAGAAGGTGCCCAACTTCCCCTGGCCGTTCCCTCCGAACACGCCGATCCCGTGGGAGACAGCTCCGTTCACTCAGTTCGTCATCCCGGACTACTCGTTCGAGGACGAAGAGTTCCGCAACCGCAGGCTCAAGCTCCCCGGCTTGATCTACGGCGAGAACTGCGTGATCGATACCGATCGCCGCGAAGAGCAGATCGCCTCCGAGTCGGGCTCGCCTGTGTGGGCCCGGATGAACGGCGTCAGGTTCCGCAACTGGATCCCGCCGTACACCGAAGAGGCTGAGTTCGTCATAGACGCCTCGGGCTGCGCTCCGGGGCAGGTGGTAACCCTTCGCCTCCCGAGGGCGTGGGGACGCTGCTGGGGGCTCGAGTGAGCGGCCTGAAGTCGCTCCGACAGTCCGAAGATCTCTGGAAGCTGATCCAACAGCGTCGGGCCAAGCGTGAGGCCGCAAGGCTCGCGCCGGCCGATGTGGAGCTGCGTGACGGAGACTTCCGCCTCCGTGGCGCTGTCGCTGGCGAGCGACTCCTCGAATGGGAGTTCATCGAGAACGACGTAGGCAACTGCACGCTGCACCTCTCGCTGAACCACTACCTGGCCAAGTGGGTGATGAACCACCGTGGTCGAGCAAAGCGCAACGTCATCATCAACATCGAGAAGCAAGGCGCTCGATGGACCGGGATGATGGACCACTACCGGGTCATCAAGACCGATTCCGGTGATGCGTATCTGGAGATCGTGTTTTTGCACGATTACGCCCAGACCCAGCATATCCGCGTGTGGTGTAACCCATTCCTGCGCCCTGAGCTGCAGTTTCCCAAGGTCTGGATCATTTTCGGGCCGGCCAAGTGGTGTTTGCTGGTTACGCTGTTCGTCAACCTACTCCGACTCGAAACGTCCCTGTGGACGCTACCCGATGATCCAACGGACATCAACGAGTGGATGGGCCCGAGCTTCAACCCAGCAAACTGGCGGAACATCGTCAAGCCGTTCCCGTTCCTCGCGGACAACAGTCCGGTCACGATGGTGTTCTCCCGCTTCGGGAAGTTCTACGACGTTGCCAAGCAGCACCTCGAGGACCATCAGCTCACGCTGACGTGTCGCCGGTACATCAAGGACCGCGACCCGCATCCGTTCGAGGATCTCAAGGGCATCTGGGGAATCGATCCGCTCGAAGACCTGCTGCAGAAGATCCCGCTCCGCGACGGCTGTGTCGTCTGGGACATCGAGGACAACTCGGGCTGGGGCACACAGACCGCCTTCGGTGGTTCGTGGCTCACCGGCTTCCTCAGAGCCGCTGTGACCCTCGCGGGCGACGGTCAGGTCGAGGGTGTCGACGTATTCACGGGTGACTACACGTACCCCGGCGAGTACTACAGCCCCTACTTCCTGGGCACCAGCCCGATGGCCCCGCACGTCGTGCTCGAAGAGGGTCCGCTCACCGGCATCAAGTCGTCGGAGTTCTCGTACTACGAGGCCACTGACACCAGCTTCCTGGCCGGTGGTCAGTCAGCTCCGGGCATCAACGAGGCGATCAGCACGGGTGTGAACGTGGGAGGCGACTTCCTCACATCGCTGATCAACCAGGCGCTCGGCGGCATGATCGACCTGCCTCCGCTTGGCGGAACGCTCGACGCGATCCTCAAGCCGCTGTACACCGACGTGTTCGGTGCGTTCATGGAAGTGCCGACGCTGCGTGCGTCGGGCATCCACTTGCCGATCTCCGGTCTCGAAGACGTGATCACCGACCTCGGTGACTTCCACTACTTCGAGAACATGGCCGACGGGTCGATGAAGGCGTTCACCCTGAGCGCGTTCGCGGCCGTCGCCGCTGAGATCTACAAGACGAGGGCCAGGACGACCCACACCCTCAAGGTGTCAGACGCCGCTCCGTACATCTTCGCGCCAAAGCCCTACGGGCACGCGTGGATTGGCGATCGAGTCGGTACGTCTGTCCTGGGTTACCCGGTCGAGCACCAGCTCTTCGTTGAACGCGTCAAGCGGATCAAGTACAGCCAGGGAACCGATGGCCCGAAGCCACTCGAGATCGGCATCGGCTACCGCGAACCGAAGAACCCAGCTCTGTCCATCCTCGAAGAGATCAAGCGCATCAACGGTGGGCTTGGTCAGGCGGGGATTCTCTAAACCGAAAGGCACGCCAATGATCCCGTCCCAAGAGTCCCACGACCCCGACAAGCCCCGCGAGCACGTCGCCTGGGCGCTTCGCAACCTCCCGATGGTTGCAGGCGTCGGAGCGATCACGCACCCGGCTTACCTGTCGGATTGGTCGGAACACTTGTGGCGGTGCGGCTTTCGGCACATCGACTGGCTCAAGGGACTGGCTGATGAGGACGGAAACATCCACGTCAGTCAGCTCCCTGACCAGGAGATCAAGTTTCAGCCGGCCTTCCGAGGCCAGCGCCATGACATGAACAACGCCGCCCGATGGGTGACGAAGGACGAGCCCGATCCAGAGCCCGTCCGCATTCCAGACATCCGCAAGCTGACCCAACAGGAGAACGAAGCGATGCTTCGCCAGTACCGAGAGGCCGGGATGATCCCGGACAACTCCCCCGGACCTTCGATGGCCGAGGAGTTCACAGAGTGACTCCGTTCAACCCGGATTCGTGGATGGACGTGATCGCGCTAGCGATCATCTCCGCATTCAGTCTCGCGGGCGTAGTCGCCCCGGTGCTGCTCTCCAGCCACCGCAAGCAGAACAAGACGCTCGAGACAGTGCGGGAGCACGTAGCAAACAGCCACACCACGAACCTGCGCGACGACATCGATGACCTCGCCCGAACGGTGCGAGAGGGATTCATGGAAACCCGAAGGGACATCGGCGGTCTGCGCGACGAGCTGCGAACCGAACGCATCGAGCGTATCGAGGGCGACAAGCTCCGCGTGGTCTACAGCAACGGAGGATAAATGACGACCTACCCCACATCGCCGCTGGAGGCGATCGGGGCTGACGGCGCATTCGAGATCGGCGGGGGCGACTTCGACTTCGGACAGGGCTACACGGAGAACCTGGTCCGGGGCATGTTCGAGGTTCCGCTCTCGGGCAACCCCATCGAGATCCTGACGCAGCAGCTCAAGAAGCTGCCGCTGGACGCCCTGAAGACGTTCAAGGAGATGATTCCGGGCTCGATCGATGACGACTTCATCGACGTGACGACCGCTGTCGCGACGATCGTAGGCAACCTCGAGAGCCTGCCCAGGGCGCTGCTGACGGGCACCTTCGATGAGTGGGTTGCGACCGCGTTCACGTCGGTCAGCACGGAGCTGCAGCAGATCCTCGAGATCCTCGGTGGCGCATTCGTGACGCCGATCAACGAGGCTGTGCAGGCCGTGAAGGACTGGTGGACGGCCATCGGCGGGAAGACCTCGGGTCTGGACGCCAACGGCAACCTCGACGCGAGCAAGCTGTCCGGCCAGCTCGCCAAGGAGAAGATCGACGGCCTGGTCGAAGACCTCTCCGAGATGAGCGAGAACATCCAGACCGCGCTGGCCAACAGCGCCCAGCAGCTCCGCGATCAGCTCACCGGCATCGTCAACGCCACGCCCACCGACGTGGACAACTGGCTCCTGGGCCTCCTGACGGGCGACTCCATCATCCCCAAGGAGAACGTCTCCGGGCTCAATGACGCTCTCGCACAGGCGCAGTCACAGGCGCAGCAGGCCATCCGGGACGCGCTGACCGGCGTCGTGAACTCGACGCCATCGCAGCTCGACAACTGGGTGCTGAGCTTGCTCACGGGCAACTCGACGCTCAACGCGTCGAAGCTGTCAGGGACCGCCCCGACGGCGGTCATCCCCACGCTCCCGCAGTCCAAGATCACCAACCTGGTGACCGACATCGCGGCGAAGCTGGGTGTAGGCGATCCCCTCGATGCGACCAAGCTGACGGGCACGGCCCCGGCCGCTGCCATCCCGACGCTGCCTCAGTCGAAGATCACGAACCTGGCCACGGACCTGGCGGCGAAGCTCACCGCCGCGTCCCCGCTGGACGCCACGAAGCTGACCGGCACAGCGCCGGTAGCCGCGATCCCGAACCTGTCCATCGGCAAGCTCCCGGACCTGCAGAGCGTGGTCGACGCTGCCACCAACGCGCTCTCGGGCGCGACCAAGGCGGGAACTGAGACGACCGGTGTCGGCATCGTTGATGCCAAGACCACGATGGTCAACCTGTTCGACATGCTGACCAAGGTCACGCGTGACGTGCAGCAGCTCCAGACCGAGCAGGAGTCCAACTCGTTCGGTGGCCGCAAGTTCAACATCGACTTCGGCCAGTACCCGGACGGTGCGTTCCCCTCGGGCCTGTTCAACCTGACCTACACGGGCGCAGGCACTTCCACGCTCAAGATCAGCGGTGGCAACGCCACATGGAACTTCGCAGGCAACGGCTACCGCCGCGCCACGATGATCTACCCGACACCGACGCTGACCCCTCAGCAGATCGTGAAGGGAACGCTGGCCTCGGTGCCCTCTCAGGGCACGAACGTCCGAATCTGGTCGGTGGCCCGCGCCAACGCGGCCGGGACCGACTTCGTGTTCGCACGCGGCTACTGCGTGGGCTTCCTGACCTTCCGAGGCGACATCGGCTGCGTGAAGAACGGCGTCGAATACATCTGGGCATCCAACGTCCCACTGACCTGGAACTTGGACCTCAGAGTCGTCTGCGGCGTCGGCGACAACCCGCGCCGCCATCAGGTGTACTCGGGCAACACGGTCGTGGTCGACCTCATTGAGCCGGCCGACAAGCAGAGCGTCTACGACGCGAACCACTGCTACTGGGGAGCCATCTCCGAGACAGACGGTAAGCGCGGCCCCGGCACGGTGGCCGGTGCATCGGTGGCTGACAACGCGTCCCCATCGGTCACAGGCACCACCTTCCGGGCGTACCGGTCAACGACTACCGCCATCACGAAGGCAACCGGGCAGTCGCTCCTCGCGGCCAACACGCTCGACGCCGTCGAGTACCGGTCGGACGATCTGACGTGGAACGGCCAGACGCTCACTGTGACGAAGGCCGGAACGTACAACATCGGCCTCCGCGTCCAGTTGAACGACACACCCGGCTTCTCTGAAGAGCGGTTCCCGTTCCTTCGGATCAACGGCACTGACAAGCGCATGGGCTCGCGCCGAGGCATCTCGATCAACGGCTTCGGTGTCCCGTCCGCTCCGCAGGACGTTGCATTCGGTGGTGATGGGTTCAACTACTTCCTGCCCGCTGGGTCAACGATCACACCCGGCATCAAGACAGACAGCAGCTCGGGCGTCGTAGGTGACGCCAGCGCAGGCTTGACGTACATGACCGTGGTCAAGGTCGGCTAAGCAACAAAGTCCCCCCTCTTCGGAGGGGGGCTTTTTGCGTTTTACGGGGGTGTCAAGCGATACTCTCGAGCCGTGGCTAGGGAACTAATCATGAAGATGACAGACGACTTCGACCACTCGAAACCTGCTGATGTGACAAGGGTTCTCGGGTGGGAAGGGTACGACTACACACTCGACTTGAGTAAGAGCAACGACAAAGAGTTGGTGAAGTTACTTCAGCCTTACCTGGACGCAGCTCACGAGAAAGTCAAGCAGCGCAAGGCAAGAGAGAAACCGTCCCGGAATAGTCGGGTCTACCCGACCGTCTCTGTCGGCAAAGAAGAGAGACAAGCTATCCGAGAATGGGCCCGAGACAACGGGATGGAGATAGGTGACAAGGGCATCATCTCTAAACGAATAGTCGCGGCCTACACGGAGGCTCACAGTGGCTAGTCCAGAGAACGAACGCACTGTCCACGCAGCGCACAGGATGTGTCGCGTCTTCCAGCACGCGTGGGACTACACCACCGTCAAGAGAGACGGCAAGCACTTCCTCCAGGGGCTCGTCTGCATCCGCTGCGGCACCGAGCGGTTCATGAAGATCGACGCCCGCACCGGGCTGCCCGGAGGGAACAGCTACAAGTACGCGGACGGCTACCTGTTCAAGGGAGGCGGTGCGCTCACCACTCAGGAACGGGGCGAGCTGCGGCTCATCGAGGTCACCGGCCACCTCCCCCGCCGCAGGCGTCGTACTGCCTGACCTGCATTCCGTCACTGTGACGGATCATCTCGGAGGGAGGGAGTGAAGGTGAGCGGGCGGGGCTACCCCGCTACCGCATTGGTCGCAGCTCCCCCGCTTGCACGGGGGATGGCAGGGGGTGCGTGGACCTCTCGTCGGTCGGTCGTTCGGATCGCGAGGAGGCCACAGCTCCGGGGATTACTCGGAGCCACAGGCCGGGATGCTCACGGCCACCGCTACGCTGCCACGCGTCCTGGGGTCGGGCTGTCCTTCTATCTATCCCCAGTGGATGGGCCGTGATCGACACGCTCAGAGCCTGTGAGAGGCATCTGGGCATGAGTGCGTCTGCCCATCTGACGGGCGACGACCACGGTGGCTAGCCGTGTCACCGGACCTGCGTCTCCCGACGCAGCTCGACACGCTTCCGGCGCAGAGCACGCTTCATCGGCGTGCTCTGATAGACTCAGGTCACGCGATTCGACACGCCCCCCGTACGGCCTGCCAGCCTGGGGGGCTTCGCTATTTGTACCGCAGCTCAGCGGCATTACCCGGTAACAGCGCCATCACGGCGTGTCGTCGTGCCAGGTGGGGACTCATCGACTAATCGACTGATCGAGCAATCGATTACTCGGCGTGTCGACTAGTCGAGTAGTCGACTGATCAACTACGGTGACCAGCATGACAACGATCATCTCGGTAGTGCATACGAAGGGCGGCGTGGGTAAGACCACGTCATCGATCTACCTGGCATCCGCCGCGACCAGGCGCGGGATAGAGACTCTGGTGGTCGACGCGGACGAGCAGTACAGCGCGTCGGTGTGGGCCGAGGAGGCGGCGCAGCGGGGGATAGGGCTGCCGTTCGAGGTCAAGAAGAACCCAGCCGAGGCCGACTGGGACAAGGAGCTGGTCATCATCGACACCCCGCCAGGAACGTCCCGGCGCATCGACAACGCCGTCGAGGCGGCAGACCTGATCCTCATCCCGTGCGGGTGCTCACCGATCGAAGTGGAGCGCGTCTGGCCGACGCTGGAGCTGACGGCCGGCAAGCCCGCAGCGGTCCTCCTGACGCAGGTCGACCTCCGGGCGAAGCTGGGGGAGCAGGTACGTGCTCTGCTGGCCCGTGAGAGCGTCCCTCTGCTCAACACGGTCATCCCGCAGCGTCAGTCCATCCGCAAGTCCTTCGGCACGATGCCGATCGATCTGGGGGCGTATTACGACGCGTGGCAGGAGCTGGAGGCGGTGGTTGTCGGTGTCTGATCTCGCGAAGCAGATCGCCGCTCACACGGAGCGGACCAAGGGCGTAGCGCCCAAGTCGGCCAAGCAGATCCTGGGCGGCACGTACAAGGAGAAGAACGGCAACATGGCCGTCTACCTCCCGAGGGACATGATCGCCGCGCTCAAGAAGCTGGCGTTCGAGGAAGGCCGATCGGTCAGTGAGATCGCCAAGGAGCTGTTCGAGCAGAGGCTGAAAGATGGCCCGAGACAAGAAGAGCCTGATAGGAGGCGTCGAGTAATCGAGTAGTTGACTAGTCGAGTAATCTACCAATCGACCAATCGACAAGGAGAGATGTTGCATCCCAACCAGAATCAGCAGCCGTACTGGAACCAGACCCAAGGGTGGCAGCCGCACCCGCCAGCTCCGCAGCCAACGGTCTTGCCGGTCAAGACGAACCACGCGCTGCACCTGGTGCTGTCGCTCGTCACCTGTGGCATGTGGCTGCCTGTGTGGGCCGTCGTCGCGATGATCAACTCGGGTCGGACCCGAAGGGTGTACTAGATACATAGAGAACCTATGTAGTTAGGTGGCACAAAAAAAGCCCCGGAAGAGCCAGGCGAAATGCCCAGCCCCTCCGGGGCTTTTGTCATGTGACGAAACTACCGGGTAGTCAGGAGATCAGGATGTGCGAGGGCTTGATGCCCATCTCCACCTCGACCTCGCCAATGGGGTCGTCCCAGTCGCCGTAGCAACAGCATGTGTTGTACCGGTGAACCGGGAGCTTCCCACCGACCTCGTCTCGGATCGCGATGAGCTTCTCGATCAACTCGTTGAGCGTCACGCCGGGTCGACATCTCCGTTGACGAGGTTCACGACATCGGCGATCTTCTGGAGAACTTCCTCGGCGGTCTCGGAGACCATCACGTTGCCGAACGACCCACCGACGATGGTGAGGCTGTCGTCGGGGAGCCTCACGACTGAGGCGATCTGCTCGACGTTGACGTGTCCGGTCGCGCCGTTGTTGATGTCGGTCAGTTCGATGAATGCGATCTGCATGTCAGCTCCTAGTAGAAGATCGGGCCCATGCCGGGGCTCTTGCCCATCGGCGGCATGTAGATGACGCCGTGCGGGTAGGTGTCGCCGGTCGAACAGCCACCGTCCTTGCACGGGTCTTCACAGCCCGTCAGGCCGAAGATGACGGCGACGGCCACCGCCGCGACGACGATGAGTTGCTTCAGTTCCTTGCTCACTTGCTCTCCTTGCGTGGTTTTCTGAGCCCCATCGCGGACGCCCAGGTCCGCTTCGTCGGCTCGGGTGGGGTGGACATCTCAGGCAGCTCGACGCACTCGAACGAGACCCGGATCTTCGGCATGTAGCTGAAGGGGTCGTCGTGTCGCACCAGCCGTGGCTGGGTGCTGAGCGCGAACTTGCGGCCTTGGAGATAGACCGTGTAGTCGCTGTCTACGACGATCAGAGGCTCAGCCAAGCTGCCGCTCCAGCTCGAGGATCTGGGCCTTGAGCCCTTCGTTCTCGAGCAGCGCGTCGGCGAGCTGGCCCTGTGCGATGTCGTTCTGCTCGTCCTTGCGGACAGCCTCATCGATCGCCTCATGCAGGCGTCTGATCAGGTCCGGGACGGCACCGTGGAGCCCCGCCACGAACTCCGCATCGGCCTCGTCCATGAACGCCGCGATCGGCCGGCGCTCGTCCTTGCTCTGGTGGACTGCGATCAGGTTGAACGATCCAGGGAACGACTCGTCCTCTTCGGGCATCCAGTAGCCGTGCTCGGCCAGCGTGGACTTGGTCCACTGCTGGTAGAGGATGTCGAAGAACTCATGGTCCTGCTGTTCATACATGCGCGAACTCCTTCATCAGTTGCAGGTAGTCGTCCGCGATCTGCAGACGCAGGTTCATCCAGCGAGCGAGATGCCCGTCCTCCCAGGTCTCTTCGCGGAAGGTGGCGTTCTCGGCCAGGAAATCGATTCGCAGCCGGTGGAAGTCGTCGCGACCGCCAGGCTTGAAGTCGACGCCGTCCTGGCTGATGTACCAAGGCAGCTCGTAGCCGTCGAAGTAGACGGCCTTCTCGGTCACCAGCACCTCGGGGAAGTGGTGTTCGGTCACGCAGCCTCCTTCGGCACCACGAACGCCTCGTAGCGGATCATCACGAAATCGTCTGGGAGACGGATGATCTCGCCATCCAGCTCGTACTCCCACGGCATGGTCATCCCATCGATCTCAGCCCGTTCGTGGACCTTCGCCGTGATGGGGCTGACGACCTGGCCCAGCTCTTCGAACTTGATCCGGGCCGAGGTCTTGAGGGCTTCGTGCGCGTCCCCCGCGAACCAGTCGAGGAAGTGCTTCGAGACCGGCTGCAACATGGCAGCCTTCTGCGCTGTCGGCACTACATCAGCCCCTGGTCCTTGAGAGCGTCGACCAGGCTGTCGAACAGCTTGTGGACGTGCCAGCGCATCTGCTGGGGGTCGTCCTTGATGTCCGGGGTGGCCGTGGTCTTGATCTCGACCCGCTCGTTGTCGATCTGCAGCGTCATCGTGAAGTCGATGGGCCGGAACGCTTCCGGCTTCACCGCGTCACCCTCGCCGTGCCACTGCAGGTTCAGTCCGAACCCCGGCCTCATCGGCGGCTCAGATCCGGGATGAGGTTGGCCCGGAACTCGAGGAACACCGTGTCCTCGGGGCAGGTCGCGGCCGGGATGCCCTCGGGGCGCTCGGCGGTGAACACGCCGATCTCTTCGCCCTCGATGGTGCCCAGCTCGCTGAGCTTGTAGATCGCGAGCCCCAACAGCTCGTCGTCCAGCCCGTTCGGTGCGGGCAGTACTACCTTGGCCTGTGCCATGATTCTCCTTCGGTGAATGTCAAGCGCGACTCAGAAGTCAGCGCCGTAGAGCGATCCCCAGGACCGCTTCCCAACTTCGGGGTCGGTGCCGATCAGCACCGGGCCCATCTGTTCCTGCATGAGCTGCCCGATGTGTGCAGCAGCTCTCTCGGCCTCTGAGGCGGGCAGAGACGCGACGATCTCGTCGTGGATAGGCAACCGTAGGTACGGCGTGTATCCGGCTTCGTGGAGGCGAATGAGCGCCTTGCACGTCACATCCCGCGAGGTCGACTGGATCATGTAGTTCAGCGCGGAGTACGTCCGTGCGCTGTCCACCGGCAGCCGCCGACCCATCGGGTTGATGATGTAGCCGTTTCGGCCGGCCTCCATCGAGAGCTTCTTCGAGTACCGCGTCACCCCCGGATACGTCCGGGAGAACGCCTCATGGACGCTCTTGGCCACAGGGATCGAGATCCCCACAGCCCCGGCCAGCGCCTCAGCGCCGCCGCCGTAGACCTTCTGGAAGTTGGCGGTCTTCCCGACCTTCCGCTCCACCCCGGCCGCGTCAGCGGTCATCTGGTGGAGGTCAGCGCCGGTCCTGAACGCCTCGATCATCGCCTTGTCGCCCGAGAGCGCCGCCAGGACGCGAAGCTCCTGCGTCTGGTAGTCGATCGACGCCATCACGTCGCCCTCTTCAGCGAGGAAGCACCGACGCACCGTCGAGTCCGACGACGGCAGAGTCTGCGCCGGGATACCGGTGATCGACATGCGCGAGGTCCGCGCCTGCAGCGGGTTGATGAAGGTGTGGCAGCGGTCCTCAACGTCACGCGTGTCGAGGAACTTCTGCACCCACGTCTTCCGCCACTTGCCCAGCTTCTTGGCCTCCTGAGCGATCTCGGCCAGCTCGTTGCCGTCCTCGACCAGTTGGTTGAGGAGCGCCTTGTCGACCTGCCGCTTGCCGGTCTCCGTACGACCGGTGATCTTCACGCCCATCTCCTCGAGCCCCTCGGCGAGATCCTCGGTCGAGTTGACCTTCTCCACGCCGTACTCGGTGAAAGCGATTGCCTCCCAGACAGTCTGGTCAGCCAGCCACTTCTCAGCGAGCTGCTGCGAGTACTCCACGTCCAGCAGGAAGCCCTGCCTGTCGATGTAGCTGCAGATCTCCGAGAGCTTGTGCTCGTAGGGCACCAGGCCGCGACTCACGTCGGGCACCAGCGGCGTCAGGCTCTTGCAGACCCGTGCGGTGAACACCGTGTCCATCCCGGCGTACTTCAGGTACTCCGGGTGGAACAGATCGATCGTCGCCCAGATCTTGGCCTTGGTCGTCTTGTGCTCGGCCGCGAGCTTGGCCATGAGCTTCTTGACCGTCTCGGCCTGCTCCTTGTCGATGAAGTACGCGATCAGCTCTTCGAGCGAGTGCCCGAACCCACCGGCCTCGTACGGCCTGGGGTCCACCAGCTTGGCCAGGATCTGCGTGTCCAGCACGCGGGGCCACAGACCCTCCATCTCGATCCCGAAGCACTGGTCGAGCACCTGGAGGTCGTAGGAGGCGTTCTGCATCACGACCGTCTTGAGAGCGCCGATCGCGATCCGCACGTCCTCGATGAACACGTCACCCAGCTCCACCGGCACCACCCAGGCTTCGTCCTGAGTACCGAACTGGACCAGGCGGCACTCGAAGGTGTCGCTGTAGATGTCCAGCCCGGTGGTCTCAGTGTCGACGGCGAGGCAGTTGAGATGAGCACGGATGAAGTCGCGGAAGCCGTCCAGATCCTCTGGGGTTTCAACGACGTTGATGGTGACGAGGTCTCCTTGAACCTCATGCCGTAGCTCGATCACATTGCTCCTACGTTTCGATGTCTGGCTTGAAATGCATGACGATGAGGCCCGACCGGTTGTAGTCGGTCGACACCTTCGCCTCGGCGGGCAGCTTGCCCAGCGCCACGATCAGCTCTGCGACCGTCGTGCCACCGTCGAAGTTGAGGCTGGCTTCCCTACTGGTGAAAGGGATCTCGTACCGCTCGACGTTGGTGATCTTCACTTGACCCCCAGCGACTGTCGGAGGGCTTCAAGCACCGGGTCGTCGTGACGATCCCGGATCTCGATGGCGGCGTTGAGGATCGCGAGGATCTTCGCTTCCGGCCCTTCGAGGATCAGGGCTGCCTGTCCGAACTTGAGCGTCTTGCCGTCGACACCGGGCCCGTGGGTGGTGAGTGCGATCTTCATCAGTCCTCCAGTCCCAGCAGGTTGATGAACTCCTCGGCCACCTCGACACAGCGGTCCATGTACTCGATGAGCGCCTCGGGGTAGTTCTCCCGTTCGCCGTACTTCTCTGCCGCCTCACGCGAGGCGACGAGAGTGCCGTACATGGCCGCTGAGACCGACAGCGGCTCGGGGAAGGCGTCGAACGCTTCGATCAGCTTCATCAGTGGTAGATCCCTCGGATCGTGCGGGAGATCGTGGCCGGGTTCACGCCGTAGTTGCGGGCGAGATCCTTCTGCTTCGCACCACCGAAGTAGGCGTCACGGATGTCCTTGACCTCCTGCTTGGTGAGCTTCTTGCGGTTCGGCCGGCTCGGGCCCTTGGGGGGCTCGGGCTCGCCCTTGACGAACGCCTCACCGAACGCACGCTTGGCGGTGTCGAGCTGGTTCCGCAGGTCGCGGTTCGCTCGGGCGTACGCCGTGGCGCTCTGGGCCAGCGACTGGTTGGACCTGATCAGCCGACCGTTCTCGGAGTCGAGCACGTCACGATGGGCCTTCACGTCGGCCAGCTCGGCCTTGGTCTCGCCCAGCTCGACCGCCAGGTCGAAGTTCGCCGTTCGCAGTTGCTTCTTGGTCACGTACTTCACTCGGATCCTCCAAAATCCTCGAAGGTGGACTGGGTCTCTTCTTCGGTCATGTGATAGAAGTCAATGACCTTGTCCCAGTTGAAAACTCGGGCCGTCAGATCGTCGTGGATGATCTGCAGCGTGCCCTCTTGCGTGTCGAGTACCGGCTCTCCCGCGATGACGTGGAAGCGGTCCTCGAGGTTGATGACCGTCGCCCGCCTAGCCATTCGAGACCTCGCGTGCGATCGCCGCGTTGGCCCAGAACATGGCCTCTTCGAGCTTCGTGATCGCCAGCGCCTTCTCCCGGCCTGCAGGCAGGTCGCGGTCGAACTTGTAGGCCAGCTCACGCGTCCTGAACCGGACGCTCTGGTGATCCATCCGCTTCTCGACGGTGTTGGCCGGGTGGAACTCGAACCGGTGGGTGATGTCCGCGTAGCTCGCGGACTGTGCGTAGGTGATGTCGTCCATGTCAGCCTCCGTAGGGCTCGTCGGGGATGTCCTGGTAGGAGTTGGGAGCGATCTCCCGGAGCTGCGTGAGCAACTCCCCTGCCAGAGCACGGATTTCGGCATCCGCGGCCTTGTGCCAGCGGGCCTTGATGACGTACCGCCACGCCCGGTGGTTACCGGTCACGACCATCGGTGAGTTGGTCATGTTCGGCAGGACCGCTCGGGCCGCTTCGCGTGCTTGCTTCCGGGGCAAACCGTTCGCCTCGAAGATCTGCAGCAGCGCCGTGTAGGCGGCGTCGGCCTGGTCCTTGGCAGCCAGCAGCGTGTCCTCGGCGTAGGCACGGTCCAGCTCGGGGAGCTGTTCCAGAACCGGGGGCCAGTGGACGCCCAGCGGCGTCGGGTCGACGTACCGCTGAGACACCACGCTGAAGCTCAGGTGGCGATGCCGTTCCAGCTCGGTCAGGACCGACCGGCTGGCCTCGATGTAGAACGTGGCCGATGCGTGCTCAAGCACCGACTCATGTCCGACCTCGAGGATGTGAGCCAGGTAGTCCTCGTTCTCAGCCGTGGCCGGATTCGGCCGGCCGAAGGACCGGTAGCAGTTCCGACCTGCGAACTCGGCAAGCTCGTCGGCGTCGAAGTCCCCGAAGGGCCCGTCGCTGTCTGGCTCGATGGTGATGTCGGGCTCAAACCCGATGTCTCGCAGCGCATCCGTAGAGATCTCGGTGGCTGCAATCAGCTTGACTTTCATGCTCTCCGCTCAGAGATGGGGCGAGCCCCCTCCCCCGAAGGGGAGGGAGCCCGGTGAATGACAAGTAGTGGATCGACTACTTGCTGTTGAGGAACTGCGCGTCACACTGCTGGTCGCGAGGCGCGGTGCAGACGAACATCTTGTAGGGGTTGCCGGTCTTCTTCGACACACCCGACTTGAAGGTCATCTCGCCGTGAGCACAGAACCGCTTCTCGCCGTTCGGCGCTTCCTGCGCCGCCTGCGGGGCCCGAGACTGCTGAGCGCCGCCACCAGCGTTACCGGCAGGCTTGGCACCGGCACCCGCGTAGACACCTGCGATCTGCTGGACCTTGTCCATCAGCGCCTTGAACTCGCCCGTGTTGACCTTCGCCAGCACGTCGGCCGGGTCCGCACCCTTGACGACGACCCACGGGTCGCTGTACTGACCGGCGAACTTGAACGTGGCCGACACCCCATCGGTGGAGTGCTGGACCTGCTGAACGCCACCCGCAGCCACCGTGGCAACGGGAGCGGCCTGCTGTACCGGAGCCGGGGTCGGCTCAGGGGCCGGGGTCGGCTCGGGCTGTGCGGGGGCCGTGCTCCACGGATCTTCGTAGGACAAATGACTACCTTTCACTTAATGGGACATGCGCCGTTGGCGCAGTTTTCATCGACACCGTCTGCGACGGCCTTTGCAGCGGCAGTTTCGTACTGCTGCTTGGTGATTCGCTCGTAGGGAGCCTGCTCGAAGCTGGCTTCCGGGAAGATCGTTGAGCCCTTGATGAGCCCCGCGAACCTCTCGAGCACGCCCGCCACATCGGACGGGCTGTAGACCGTGGGCTCGACGTTGGCGGTGAAGCTCACCGCGTTGTCTGCCCAGCACGTCTGGTAGAGCGCCTGGAACGCCAGAAGCTCGGTCAATGTCAAGTCGTCGGCCGACTCGACCAACTCCTCGGCATCGCGGCCGTACCGGTCCACCACGGCCTGGACGAGGGTGTCCTTGGTCGGGATGGTGACCACCGAGGTGTTCGGCGCGAAGAGGTCGTCCTCCACGTCGTAGCCCTGGTTGTACATCTCGAGCAGTTGCTCGAAGTCCGAGACCTTGTTGAACCTGATGCGCCGGTTGAAGTACTTGGCGAAGATCGGGTGGATGCCCTCACTGACGCCAGCCAGCTTCGCGACCGTGCCCGTGGGCGCGACCGTCCGCTTCTTCACCGGGACCGGGATCCGCAACTCATGGCAGAACCGGGATGCCTCTGAGTCGACCTCAGCGGCCAGCTCCCGCAAGAAAGCGGTGAACCGCTTGTCTCCGGGTGCCTGGGAGTACTTCCGGCCCGTGAGGGCCAAATAGGACGCCACACCCAGATGCCCGACGCCGATGCGTCGGTTGCGGTCCAGAACCTCCCGGCTCTTCGGGTCAGCCACCTCCGAGAACGTCGCCCTGATCAGGAACCGCGTCATCAGACGGTGGGCCCGGAGCAGATCGAGGTAGTCGGTCTTCCCGGCGTCGGTGACGAACGCCGCCAGGTTGATGTGGCCGAGGTTGCACGGCTCCCACGGTTCGAGCGTGATCTCGCCGCAGGGGTTCGTACAGACCACCCGGTTGGGCTCCCCGACGTTGGAGAGACCGGAGTCCCACATGCCAGGCTCGCCGTTGCGGACGGCTCCCTCGCTCAGCGCCTCCATGATCCGCTTGGCCGACGCGCAGTAGCAGGACAGGTGCCCCGCTTCCTCCGGGCTCTTCTCGGCGTCCTTCAACGCCTGCCAGAACTCGTCATCGACCTCGACCGAGATGTTCGTCGTCCAGTGCTCACCGGAGGTGGCCTTGATGTTGATGAACTCCTCGACCTGGCGGTCCTTCCAGTGCATCATCGACATCCGCGCCGACCGGCGCACACCGCCGGCCACCACGCACGAAGCGATCGCGTGATCGATCGTCATGGCGTCCAGACCGGACAGCTCCTGGTCGACCTTGCCGCTGAGGATCTTGCAGACCTTGATCAGCATCTCGGCGAACGGCTTCGGGCCGCTGGCCTTGCCGCCGAACGTCTTGAGCTTCGCGCCCTCGGGGCGCACCCGCGACACGTCGTAGACCCGCTGGAAGTGACTGACCTCGTCCCGGTAGTGGGTGTCGATCAGGTCTGTCAGCGCCGCTGCCCAGCCCTCACGGCTGTCCTCGACCTCGAAGGCACCGACCCAGTCGGGGTCGTATTCGGTCGACAGGATGCCTGCCGCCTTCATCGCCTCGTAGTCGGGATGGTCTGGGTCGCAGACGATGTGGACGAACAGCTCCTGCTGCACTGTGGGGTAGTGCTCGAGGTAGTGGTTCGAGTAGTTCGCCCCGACTCCCCCGCCCTCCATCAGCCGCAGGAACGTGAACGCGAAGTGATCGCTCGGGGTGTCAGTCCATCCCGCAACCCAGCAGTTGAAGAGGTGCTGAGCGTTCCGCACGCCCGACGCCCAGAGGTGTCGGCCAGCGGGCAGGATCTTGAACTGCAACATCAGCCTGGTGAGCTGCTCCCGCTCGTCTTCGAGCTGGTACCGCTCATCGACAAGAGAAAGATTGCCGTCCACGACTCGCCGAACTGTCTCTGGCCACGTCTCACGCGATCCATCAGGCTTCGTTCGTGCGTAAGTACGCTTGTAAACAAGCTCTCCGGTTGGCCCCCAGGGGATTTCACCGTCTGTCACTACTTCCTCTCAGTCAGTTCGTATCGCTTGAAATAGGCGTCAGCGGAGTCGCCTCCCGAGAAGGAGACGCCGTACTCGACCGGGCCAGCGCCGCGAACCTCGCAGGTCACGACGCCCTTCTTGCCCTTGAACCTGCGCCAGGTTCCGCTGCTCGGGTACTTGGTCTCATCCCGCTCGATGACGACCTTGGTGCCCTTCTTCACGCCGTCTTGCGCTCGCCGTAGCCGGGAGTGAAGATCCCGCCCACGTATGACTCCAGGTCTTCCTGGGGCCAGTTCTCGAGCATCATTCGCTTACCGGGGAACAGCTCGGGGAAGACTTCGCCCCGGTACAGCTCCGACCCCGGCATGCCGTTGAAGATGGGGTCCATGATGTTGTTCACGCCATGAACTCCTTTCTGTGCGTGGTGGTTTGATCGCTGTCCAAGGCACGGCCGTTGGCTCCTCTGATCGGCTGCAGGATCTTCCCGAAGACCTTGTGGTCGACGCGGTGCGTGGCGCACAGCACCTCGGGCTTGTTCGCCTGCTCGGACTCGAGCAGGAAGAACGTGTTGGCAGTCGGATCGGAGTGGTCGCCCTTCTCCTTGCGGGTCTCGGGGTAGACCGCTGCTGCGCTCCCCGGACCCTCCTTGTCCAGCAGGTTGCCGTCGTCGTCCCGTTCCAGCCCAGCCGTGTGTGCGATCCGGTTGACGATCTCCGTGACCGCCCGGTGGGCGCGGAAGAGCGCGTTCTGGCCGCTCTTGTCCTGCGGTGAGATCCCGTCGTCGTACCGGCTCCTGAGAGCCTCGGCGTACTGCTCGTTCAGCGTGTCCATCGCCATCGGGAGGATGTCGAGGAGATACCGGTTGGTGGAGACGCCCAACAGGGCGTCCTTGACCGACTCCGACGAGTAGTAGGCGTTCTCGACATCGGTGGCAGCCGACTTGCCCGAGAGGATCTTCAGCGCGTGATCGCGGACGAGGGTCTGCGCGAGCGCGGCGTCAGCCGTCTCGAGCTTCTCCTGCACCGAGGGCCGTTCGAGATACCAGACCCACAGGTCGTGGGCCAGCTCCTCGTCGTCGGTGCTGTACTCGCCCTTCCAGAACACCAGGGCCGATCGTGCGGCCCGCAGGAACAGCTTGCTGAGCTGCTTTTGGTTCAAGGCATCACCCTCCGTAGGTACTCGTCCTTGTCCAGGCGGCGGTCCAGGTTGCGTGTGACCTCGGCCGCGAAGACCTCGCGGACCTCCCTCGACGTGATCCGCCGCGACCGCGCGTTCTTGTGCAGGTAGGGCAGCTTGGTGAATGTCAAGTGTCAGACCTTCCAAACTCGGCCGTCGACCGCGAACCGACCGTGTTCGATCGGGACGATCTCGGGCTTGACGTACGGACCATCCACCGTCAGCAGGCCAAATCCCTGCTGCCAGTTGCCAGTTCCACCCTTGAGGTAGGACGCAGCCTTCATGTCCATGAGGTTGCCGACCTCGAGTCCGGTGACCTGCTTGCCGACGACAGAGCCGAACCCGAAGGACTCGGTGATCACGCCCAGGCGGTGGGTGTGGCCCATCACGACCGACTTGTTGAACCGCTTGGCACCGTTGAGCGCGGTCGCACCAGCGATCCGCGAGATGCTCATCTGGCCACGGTGGCCGTGCGTGGTGACCCAGCCCGGAGCGAACTCGTTGAACTCAGGCAGCAGCTCGATCCCGAACCCGTCGAAGTCCAGCAGCCGCGTGATGTGGAACGAGTCCTCGAACTCGGCCAAGGCCGGCGCGTACTTGGTGAGGTACTCGCGTGGCCGCAGGTCGTGGTTGCCTTCGTGGACGCCGATCGGCCCGTCGTAGACCTTGCGGAGCGGCCCGAGGAGCCGCCTCTTGGCCTGCTCGTTGTGCTCCAGCATCACCGGGTAGAACTCCTCGGCGGTGCCCTTGCTCCAGCGAGCTGGGGACGGGTAGTCCATCAGATCACCGATGTGGATCACGGCATCCGGCTTCCAGTCCCCGATGAACTTGATGACCGCCCGCATGGCGCGGGGATCATCGAACGGGATCTGGGTGTCGGGGATGACGACGATGCGGTCTGTCATGCACTTTCCTTCGGTGGTGGTGTAGTGGTGAACGGGCCGTCGTCGGAGTAGGACTCGCCACCGGGGCCTTCGCCCTCCCAGGAGCCGTACTCGTCGCCGTTCTCCCACTCGGCCTTGTCCCAGGCCGGGACTCCTACCTCGATCTCATCGAGGCCGTCGACCCACTTGACGTAACGCTGGCCCTCGGGGAGCTGCATCTTCTCGAGAACGCCTGCGTAACCGGCGATGTCGACCACGGTGTCGTGGTGGTAGCCGTTCTCCATGAACCTGGCGATCTTCAGCAGGATCATCATCACGGCCACGTCGTCGTGGCTGATCAGATCCGGCTTCTGCAGGTAGGTGTTCCACAGGTTCGCGATGCGAACGTGGTTCTCCTTGGCGTCCCCGTAGTCCTGGGCTCGCTGGCCGTTGATGATCTCTTCGGCCGTGGTGAGGATGCTCATTCCTCGTCGTCTCCTTCGTGGACGTAGTCGTGGATGCCCTCGAGATCGAACAGCGTGTACTGTTCGTGGCCATCCCAGTTGATGTACCGGTCTCCGAACATCAGATCCTTTCCAGCAGAGCGCCTTTGCCCTGTGATGTGACTAGTGAGTTGACATCCTCGCCATCTGGCATCGGGATGATTCGTGCGTTCGGCAGCGTCTTCGCCACCGACTTTGCGAACTCCATACCGGCGTCGTCGCCGTCGGCCAGGATGTTCACGTTCCGGTAGCCCAGGAAGAGCTCGCGGAAGTGGGGCTTCCACTTCTGCGCCCCGGACAAGCCGACTGTGGGGATGCCGCACAGCTCGGCGGTGATCGTGTCGAGTTCTCCCTCGCAGATCGCCATGTCCTTCGAGTACCGGGTCAGAGCGACTGTGTTGTACAGCCGGTCCTTCTCCCCTGGCATCGACAGGTACTTCGGCGTCGAGCCGTCGAGCTTGCGGTACCTGATCGCCGCTACCGACCAGTTCCGCCACGGCGACCACCGCATGTACGGGATCGCCAGACAGCCTCGGTAGTACTCATGACCAGGGAGTGGGTCGGCCACGAACCCCAGACCGAACGGACGGACGTGGTGTTCGAGCAGACCGCGACTCGCCAAATACTCGGCGGCTGGGCTTCCGTTGAGACTTTCCCTGTATCGGGACGTTGCATCCCACAGATAGCTCCTCTGCGATTCGCTTAGCCGTTGGATAGTTCACCTCCTCTTCATGTCGGATGATCGAGATCACGTCGCCTCGGACCCCGCAGGCCATGCAGTTGAACCCCTGAAGGTCGTAACTGACTGCAGCCGAAGGGTTCTCGTCGCCGTGAAACGGACACAGGCACTTGTTCCACTCGTTGTGATCCGGTGGAGGCTCCCAGTCGGGGTAGTACCGCTGGATGACCTGCGCGATGGGCGAGTCAGCACTCACAGTCCTGCTCGCAATCCGGCTCGCCAGCGCATGTGCATTGGCAGACCTTCACCAGGCAACTGCAGAGGTCAGAGCAGTACGGCATAGGCGCTGCAGCTCTCGACCCGGCCCTTGAACTGGCCCTCGAGGACGCCCTCGATGAACAGGGGGAAGTCCCCCTCGTCGCGATCGTCTTCGATGATCGCCTCGACTCGGTATCTCATGTGTTCCTTTCGGTGAATGACAAGGTCAGGACGCGAGTTTCTCGGCCTCGACGGGCGCGATGCGCTCGCCGATGACCTGGACGGCCGGCGGATTCGTCAGGTACTCGATGGCCCGCTTGAAGAACTCGATGCAGTCCCTCGCCCAGCCCAGCGTGTACTTGTTGCACATCGTGCAGAGCAGCCCTCGGACGATGCCCGTCTTGTGGTCGTGGTCGACCGACAGGCGCTTGTGCTTGCCGTTGGCTCGCTGGCAGATGTAGCAGCGACCGCCCTGGAACTCGTAGATCGCCCAGTACTCGTCAGCGGTGATCCCGTAGGTGGCAAGGATTCTCGCCGCCCAGGTGCCCGTGGAGCGCGTCTGCTTGGTCACTCGGTGGTGTGTGGCACACCTCGGACCCGGCCACGGCGTCTTGCGCCGTGACTTGATCCCCTCGGCCTTGCAGTCGACGCACCACTTCCCGGAGTCAGGTCTGGGGGCAGCTTTCTTCCGCCGCGCCATGCGCCGCCTCCTCCCCCTTCTCGAGGCAGAGGCAGATCCACGTCAGGAACCCGTAGCCGACGATGAGGCTGTTGACGTAGCCCATCAGCCCACCCCGAAGATGTACCGCTGCGGGTACAGATCGAGGAGCGCCAGGCAGATCAGGTCAGCCGCCAGCTCCGGGTCGGCCAGCATCCATGAGTGGTAGCCGTCGACTCCGTAGAACGTCGCGTCGGTGAGCTTCGCCGCGCTCAGACCGGCCGCGTACGGGACGATCTGGTCGTGCAGGCCGTGCAAGACGGCCGTGGGCACGCCGTGGCGCTGCATGGCTTGCAGCAGAGGCACCGTATCGGCCTTCATCAGCGCGTAGGCCGCACGAACGAACCGCAGCCCGGACACTGAGTCCCGGAGGTTGGTCAGCAGGCTCAGACGCTCTCTGGGCGTCCGATCCTTCAGCGCCTCGACGCCATCCCCGATCACGTCGGTCAGTCCTCCGAAGAAGAACTTCGCCGCCCGGTAGGGGATGCTCGGGCCCGGAGTGATCGCGATGCCCTTGTGGTGCTCAGCCCCGGCAGCCGCGTCCAGCAGGATCGCGGCCGCGACCCGGTGAGGATGACGAGCTGCGATCTCGACCACCATCCCGCCACCCATCGAGTGACCCGCGAAGATCGCCCGGTGAATGTCAAGTTGGTCCAACGCGGAGAGGGTCACCCGCGTCATGTCCTCGATCGAGTGGCCCCACGGCAGCGTGCCGCTGTCCCCGTGGTTGGCTGCGTCAAGCCCGATGACTCGGAATCCCTTGTCGGCCAGCAGAACCAGCATCTCCTCGTACGCCTGGGCGCTCACGCTCAGACCGTGCAGGAACACCAGCGGGACGCCGGTCCCGACCTCGGTGACGCCGACGCGGAAACCGTCGGCCGTCAGGATCGTCTTGCGCTTCACTTCAGCACTCCTAAGTACGCGAGGGTGAGGATGATGGCGACGACCGCCAGGACGCCGCCTGTGATCCACAGGGCTTGGCTGCCGGTCAGGACGACCACGCTCACAGCCACCGCCTCGCGGTGCGGTCGATGTTGAAGTCCGACACGTTGCGTGCCAGCGGGAAACGGGGCTCCTGGTGTGTCACCGTGGTCTTGATGACCTCGTCCTTGCCGTCCTTGCCCTTGACGAGGGTCTTGCGGGCCCAGGTGGCCGGCTTGTTTGCCAGCAGCCCGGAGAGGATTTGCTGGTGGATCGGGTTGGTCCGCTTGGGCATCTGGTTTGGGGTCGCCATCAGGGGTTTTCCTTCCGTGGGTGAATGTCAAGTTCGAGCCGATAAATAGCTATTACGTCAGCCTGGGCACGCCCGAGTAGCGGAGTGTCTCCCACCAATCACCGCGTTGGTTACCGGCTCCTCGCCGTGGGAACTCGGGCAGGCCAGCTAGGCCAGTCGCCAGATGTGCTCTGGCTTGCCGTACGGACCTTCGACCTGGTCGTCGGTCTTGACGAGGAAGCCCTCGTCGGTCAGCACGGTGATCTGCATGCGGACGCTGGTGATGAGCCACTGCACGCCGTTGTCGACGCCCTTCTGCCACGCCTGCCAGGGCGTGAGGCTGTCGTTTCGCCGGAACAGCTCCTTGACCACCTCGGCCTGCGCCCCGGAGGCGCGGCGAGCCTTCTTGAGCCGCTCCCCCGCGAGCTTCGGGGTGTTGAAGTAGGTTCCCATCGTTGCTGTCGTCATGCGCTACCTTTCCGGGTGAATGTCAAGTCAGTGACCAAAGTCATTGATCTGCATGGTGTCTCCGACGAACTCGAGCGAGGCGAAGTCTTGGCCCGACGCGTCGGACTTCCCACCTCGGTTCTTCACCGTGGAGACGTTGAGCGAGTCGGGGCCGAAGCCATCCGACACGCGGTTCAGAGTCAGAACCATCTCGGGCACACGCCCGATCTGACCCTTGATGCCCGACAACGGGATCGGCTTGTCGCCGTCGTTGTACGGACCTGTGACGTGGTGGAGCCCGATCACGCAAGAGCCAGTCTCCCTGGCCATTTCGTGCAGGTAGTCCATCAGCGACTCGAGCCCGGAGAACGGGTCGTCGCCCTCGCCCGCGTCTGTGCGGACGTTGGTGATGTTGTCGACCACGATCAGCGCGGGGTAGTCCTCGTAGAGCGCGTCGTACGCCTCAAGGGACTCCTCGATGATGTCCAGCGAGGGAGATGCCTTGTAGTTGAACCGGATCGGCAGAGCGTCCAGCTCGTTGGCGATCTCGTCCGGGATCGTCATGTCTCGCACGGCCCGCGTGGACCGTTCGAGCGACCACCCACTCAGGATGGACACCGACCTCGAGAGCTGGGTGAATGCGTCCGAGTCAGCCGAGAAGTACAGCGTCGGTACCTTCGACTTCAAGGCGTAGGCCAGCACGAACGCTGACTTGCCGGTACCAGGACCAGCGCAGACCAGGACGAGCTGCCCTCGTCGGAGCGTGGTGCCCTTCATCTCGATCGCGTTCCACACCGTGGGTAGCGGATCACCGGCAGAGCCGCGAATGTAGAGCGACTGCCGTGGGGTGTACATCTGTCTCCTCTCAGAACTCCGGGCCGTAGGTGTCCACGATCAGGCCGACCAGCACGTCGGCCAGGAGGTCGAGTGCGTCGGGCTCATCGGGGCCGACCAGGGCTGCGAGCTGCAGCGATTCCCGGATCGTCGGCCTCACTTGTTCTTCTCGATCACGATCTTGGCGTCGTGGATCTCGCGGCCGGCGTGGGCCGCTCGGGTCTCCTCGTCCAAGGCTTTCTGCATCTGCTTCATCAGCCGCGTGCCTCGGAGCTTGAGCAGGCGCATGATGTCTGCGCCCTTCCACCCGGCGCGGTGCATCCGCAGGACCGCCGCCGTCTCATGCGGCGCGGCCGTCGACCTCAGCAGTCGGTGGTTGGGATCCCAGTCGGTCATTGCTTCCTCTCGGTGAATGTCAAGGTCGTCACAGGCCAAACTCCTCCTGGTACATCGGGATGAACTCGCTGGCAGGACGGGGTACGCCGTCCTCGCAGTCCTTGTCGAACAGCCGGATCAGGTGCTCGATGTAGCCCTGGTGCGAGACCGGTGCCTCGGCCAGGAGCTGGGTGAGCTTGCGCCGCTGCTTCGCGACGTTCATCTCCATCTGGACGTTCCTCATCGGACATTGACCTCTCTGCCTGGGTGTCGCTCCCGCTCCCCGGCCGCAAACCTCTCGGCCGCGACCTTGCTGGGGAACGGCCAGCGCGAGGGCTGCGCCTGCTGGTGCCACGGGGGCATCCCTTCGATCGGGCCCAGCTCCACGAACGTCGACCCCTCACTTTCGAGGTCGAGCGCCTTTCGGTATTCCTTCATTCCGCCTGCCTATATAAGTACGTGAGTATTGGTAAATGACAAGTCGGACTACTGGAAAACGGGGCAGGAGTAACTCACATCACAGAAGTTGCACTTGTCAGACTCTGGTAAGGGTTCGAAGTCCCCGGCCTGGATCTTGGCCTCGACCTCATGGAACCTCTCTGTGATGCGCTCCCGCGTCCACTCGGTGAGGTCGTAGGGCTCGGTGATGACCGCCTTCTTGCCCTTCTTCCCCGCCATGTAGTAGTCGCCAGTGGCCGGTGGCTCGACCCCGAAGAGGATCGAGATCGCCAGCGCGTAGACGCCAAGCTGGAAGTCGTCTCCCGGCTTGTTGCCCGTCTTGTAGTCCCGGACGCGTAGCTCTCCGTTGACGACGACGACCGCGTCGATGTAGCCCCGGACCTTGATGCCGTCCAGCTCGATGTTGAACGACAGCTCGATGGCCGGTCGACTGGGCTTGCAGCCGCAGTCCTCGACGTGGGTAGATGTCAAGCCGCCGACCTGGGCTTCGTCCGCGCCGCAGCGCGGGTCCACGATCGCGGGTGCGATCCAGATCGTCTGGCCCTTGTCCTGCCGCCAGTTGATGAACTTCTCGACCTGTTCGAGCCCAACGTGGAAGCGGCGCTCGATGTCTCGCTCGCCGTTGTACGGGCCGCTGTGGAACCACCAGTCGAAGTTCGGGGTCTCGGCGCACAGCTCGCCGATGTCCTTGGCGTACTCCTCCTTGAAGATCTCCTGAGCCCGTTCGAGGGACATCTCTCTGCCCTCAGCCAACGCCTTCTCGTAGACCTCCGCGACGGTGTGGAACGCCGTGCCCTGCGGCAGCCACGCGGCCGGCCGAGCCCACACCTTGTCGATGCGGGCCAGCTTGTACGCCATCGGGCAGCGCGTGTACTGGTTGATCTGGCTGACGCTTCGCAGCGGCAGCGATTTCGTCTGTGTCATGCAGCAGCGAGCACCTTTCCCAGAGCCTCGGCCGCAGCCTGGCTCATGGTTTGCAGAATCTGATTCCTGTCCAGTGGGCCCTTCGGAAACTCGCTGGCCTGGGTCAGCCTGGCCACCATGAAGTCCCCGCAGTTGCCCCAGTAGTTCGGGTTGCAGTGAGATCCGCTCCCGATGACTTCGAACTTGCCCGCCTCGAGGATCAGCTTCGAGATCGGGCGGTAGAACTTGCCGGTGTCCTTCACCAGCGGACTGCGGTAGACGAGCAGGACGGTGACGGGGTCCAGGTGCTCCTGGCCCTGCCACCATGTCTCGCATCTCTGCGCGTACATGAACTCCGGGTCGTTCACCATCGTCTGTACAGGTGTGTGAACTACTTCGGGGAACAGGGTTGCGATGTGCGAGAGAGCCATTCGTGGGTCCAATCTGCCGTGCGCCCCCTCAGTAGAGCGCACGACCGGTAGAGCTGTCAGAGGGCAGTGAGTTCCTCGACGTTCGGAGGCAGCGTCCACACCGACTCTGCGCGGGCGCTGAGAGTGCCGTCCTCGTCAAGGATCTCGGGGCGGACATGCTCGTTGACCCGGATGATCAGATCGTCGTCGCGGTCTTCACGCGGGACGTACCTGAAGCCTCCACCGGCCATGCCGGGGTAAGGCTCGATCGTCGGATCGAACTCGAGCACGACATTCTCTTCGAGAAGTCGCCGCCACCAGGAGACGAGCCGCTTCTTCTTCTCCTCGGAGAAGCCTCGGAAGCTCAACTGCCGCATGTACTCACCGTGGTCTCGGAGGCTTTGGTACGCCTTGGAGCGACTGTGCTCCTTGAGCGTCTCAAAAGGCCACAGAGCCTTCACTTGCTGCCGCACGTTCAAGCGTCCCCCGTAGGTTTTCACCTGCCACTCGACAGCCTGGCGAGTCACGCCGTGCATGTCTCCTATTTGTCGGTAGTTGTACCCCTTCCCAACGAGATCCTCAATCGTGCTGAGGGTCAAAGGTGTCCTCGACGTGGGTCTTATGACATCGAGGGTCGAGATTTTGCCGCTCATGTTTAACCTCCATGAGTAAGGTAAATGTCAACCGTGCGGGTCACGGTGACATGTTGGTGCCTGTCAAGTCTATCTCTCCTTCTGTGCGTCTTGGCCTATTGAGTTGTTACGGCCCCGACACCGGTACTGCCGTGTCTCCGTCCCGCTGGGTTGCGGGGGAGGGTGTCCCATGTCTGGGAATGATGTCCCTTCTGTGACGTTTGGAGAATGTACAGGGGGGTACTGACACTCAGCAAACTAGGGTCTCCTAGTTATCCCGGCAAGCCTCCGACCTCGTCAGATAGCTCACCGATGCGTTCCTCGATGTCTTCGAGATCCCACGCGGCCTGCTCGTTGGAGGGGTTCGCGTCCACCCGCTTCTCAGCTTCGTCACGGAGGAACTCGAGTTCTTCCAGGTCATCGATGTCATCAACGTACATTTCGTCAGTTCCTCTCTGCGCGTTACCTGAAACGTATGCCGTTTGATCTAGCGACTTCGCCTACGGATCCGTAACCATTAGGTGACCTCACCAAACGGTCGTTTAGTCGACCTCCCGGCTAACTTCTGAGACCGACGTGCAGGGCTCCGTAGACGAACACACCTTCGACCTCGGTGTCCTCGCCCTCGCTGTGTTGCTTCAGCGCACCCTCGATGTCGTCGGCGATGTAGGGCAGCAACCGGCCGTCGCCGTCGACCACCACGTAGACGTTCTGATCCACGTCACGCCTCCGCGATGATCTGTTCGAGGGTCATCTCCCCGGCCTCGAGAAGCTCGCCGCGAGTCGCGGTCTGGCCTTCGGGCACCCAGTTCAGGATGTCGGGGTCGATCCCTGCGTCGAGCAGGGTGTGTCGTGCGTTCACTGCTTGCTCCTCTCTTCGATGCACTCGGGGTCGTCGCACTTGCAGTGCATGTCTCCGCAGTCGTCGCCCTCGGCGTGGGCGTCGATCATCTCTTCGACGCGGTCGGGCGGGATGCCGCACGCCTGCAGCATGTCGGCCAGCGCCTCCATCTCGATGCAGGTCAGGTTGGGGCCGATGTCTCCGATCAGCCAGCCGTCGCCCCACACCTCCTTGAACTGCTCCATCGCGAGCTGCGGGCTCAGCCCGATGCGCTCCTGCTTCTTGTCGGTCACGGTCACGAATCCTCCTTCAGGCCAAGGGCTTCGGCGATCGCTTCAGCCAGGTGCTCCCCCGCCTCTTCGAGGTCGAGGGCGTAGTCGGTGCGGGTCTCGTCGTAGCCTCGGTACTCGTCCTCGCGGACCTCGCCGTCCTCGTTGCGGTACTCATCGAGTGCCTTCTCGCGGGAGTCGACCAGCTTCTGGAAGCGGTCGAGCGCACTCTTGACGCCGTCGATAGCTCCGACGGTCATCATCGTCGGGGTGTAGGTGTGAACCTTGGTGTCGCTCATTCGTACTCGATCTCCCATCCCTCTGGAATCGGCTTGGTGACAAGGCATGTCGAGCACTGGAGGTGCTCATCCCCAGCGCCGCCCTCGCTCCAGTCCTCGGAGCCTCCGAAGTAGGTGCGGATGGTCTGCGACTCCTCGTCAAGCTCGGTGTGCCACGTTCGGACGTAGCCGGTTTCTGTGAGCTGCCAGTTGTGATCGCAGTTGTCCATCTCTTGCCTCCTACTTGACCTTGACGGTGTGGCCCGTCCTGACTTCGTGGGCTCTGATCGCTCTCCCCCACAGGTGCCGCTTCTCGGCCTTGAACTCGGTCGAGCAGCCGGTGCATTTCGCCTTGAACCTCATCAGCAGAACCAGTGCTTCCTGCAGTAGCGCGACTTGCTGTCGTCGTCTTGTTCGTCGTCCTGCTGTTGCGGGACAACCGGACTCGGTGTCGTGGTGGTCGTCCGCGACCCCTCGTTCGCGTCGGCCTCCGTGCATGGCGAGAACTCGCCGTGTTCGAGGTGGTATCTCCGGTCAGCTCCGGGCGTGGTGCCCGGATGCTCAGCGATGTGCGTCAGGCACTGGACCGAAACCTCGGCATGAGCAGGGGCAGGCCCCACCTGGATGCTGGCCATAGCCAGCAGAGCCAGGAGGAGCGAGCCCATCAGCGTTCGATGGATGATCAAGACGCCAGCGACCTCTGCATCGAGGCGTTGCGGCCGTCACGCTGCCCGTGGGCGTAGCCGCTGCTGTTGTAGCTGGTGTTCGAGCGGGTCGTGCGAACCCTCGGGAACACCCGCGCCAGCTCGGCCTGGGCCCGTGCCTTGTCGTCGCGGTACAGCACCAGAGCGCCGCCGCCGGCCGATTCCACGGCCTTGCTCTCCTCGGCGCGGACGCGCTCGCCGATGGTCTGAGCGAAGCCTGCGATCCACGCACGGCGGTAGCTCTTGACCTGGCCAGCACCGCTCACGGTCTTGTAGGTGCCGGTGCGCCAGTCGTACTTGGTCCGGTGGTGCATGGTCTCCGGTCGAACCTCTTCGACCAGGCGCAGCATCTGCGGGCGCAGGATCTCCCAGAGGAACTTGACCCGGTCGATGTGGCGCTCCATGCCGAAGACGTAGACGAGCTGGTCCTTGGTGCCTCCGACGTTGGTGTAGACCGTCTTGCAGTGCAGCGCACGGGCGATGCCGTGGAGCAGCAAGGCTTGCTGAGCGACGTACTTCCCGGACACCGTCGCACGCCACTGGATGGCGTCGGGCATCTCGGTCATGTCGAGCCCGTTCTTGGTCGCCTCGACCTGGGCCATCTCGAGCCCGTACTTGGCCATCAGCTCGAAGGCTTTCGCCTGGAAGACGGCTTCCTCGGGCGTGCCGGTCACGTCCTCGGCCTGGCGCAGGAGCTTGGCTACGCGGTCCTGCATCTTGAGCTTCTTGCTGTCCATCAGTGATCCCTCTTCCAGTTCGATCGGTTGCCCTTGCCGGGGCGCTTGAGTGCTCGTCGTCGGTTGGTGTGCTTGCGAGCCGCAGCCGCCTGCGCGGCGCGACGCTCCGCGTGTTCGCGGCCGTGGTCGCTCATGTCTTGCCTCTCAGTCGATGTCGATCGCCGTGTCATCGATCACCAGGTAGCTCTGCTCCCCCAGCGACAGCCACCAGTTGCCGGTGTCTTTGTCCTCCCAGATCCCGACCTGTCCGGGCTGGTCGCTGCAGTCCTCGACGTGACACACGGGGTAGTCGCGGCCGTCGACTGTCCGAAGCTCGGTGAGGTTCACCGTGGGCTCGGCCGAAGCCTCGGGTGGCTCGGCGATAGCCATCGCCGTGACGGCGGTGACGAACGCGATGGTGATCGTGATCAGGTTGTCCTTGGTTCGTGCCTTCACTCTGATTCCCTCCAAAGTTGGTCTGCCAGAAGCCTTTCGGCCAGGTCGATAGGGTCGTGCTCACGGTTCACCCGAAGATCACCTCCCCGAAGATCGCGAACTGGAGCACCATGTCTGCGGTGCCTGCGTCGTAGTCGCCGTCTTCGCCGTTGGTGCGGTCGAACTTGACCAGCTCCCAGCCGTAGTAATCCGGCCGCGCTCGCTTGCCGTCGGCCTTGCCTTCGCAGTACTCGCGGAACAGCCGCAAGCCTCGGGCGATGTCGTCGGGCCCGATCTCATGGCGCTTGTCGAAGGTGCCTTCGTCGTCCTCGTCGGTCCAGATGACGGCCGTCACGGCTTCGTCATCGAGCTTCTCGACCTGGAACCAGGAGTAGCTGAGCCCGTCGCAGAGGATGTAGCTCAGCGTCTGCATGCGCTCGGGGGTGCGTGTGGTCATGGTGATCCCTTCGGTGAATGTCAAGCTGCGTACACAGTGCGGTGGGACAGGACCGCCAGGTCCGACCCTTCGAACGGAGACTCGGTGTCCGCGTAGACGAACGTCGAGTACTTGCGGGGGTTGTACGTGACCTTGCGATCAGGCAGGTTCACGGCTTCGCCCTGGACCAGCTCCCCGACCAGGCCCGCGTGGACGTTCTTGCGTCCCTCGCGGAGCACGCGCTGTCGGCCGGCCTCAGATACCTTGCCGATGACGTTGCGGAGCACGACGTGCTGGTGACGTGCGATGACTCGGCCTTTGTCCGGGCCTTCGAGAGCCTTGACGCTCCACATGCCTCGGTGGAGATTCCAGTAGACGAAGACCCTCACAGTGCATCGATCCCTTCGGCGATGATGGTGCGGACGACCGTGGCCGGTGACTCGCCGTCGTCGTACGAGTCCCGGTAGCAGCGGTCAGCGATGTCTCGGTGCGTAACTCCCCACGCCTTGAGCAGGAGCCCATCGACGTGCTTGAGCCAGGTCTCGAAGCTCACCGCCAGTCCCCCTCGGTGATCTCCCACAGAGCGACGATCTCGCCGTTGCGCCAGATGTCACCGCTGCGCGGCAGGCCGAAGCCTTCACGGTCCTTGTCGGTGACCGCCTCGAACCCGTGGCGGGTGGTCGACGCCTTGAGATGGTCGATGAGCATCTGTCGGTGAGATGCGACCACCTTCACGCTCTTGGGCGCGGCGATCTTGGTAACGGTCAGCGTGAACATCAGAAGCTCTTCCCTTCGAACAGGTTTCGACGTGCGGTCTCGAACTCGGCGAGCATGCCGATCAGCTCGAATCGGCTCAGCTCTTGCGGGATGTCTCGGAGCGTGTCGGCACCCGATTCCTCGGCGACGATCGCCCGGAGACGCAGCTCGTCGTACTCGGCGTGCTTGGTCCACACCTCGGCGTAGATGTCTACGTCGAAGGCGTAGCGACCAGCGCCTTTGATGTCGATGTGCTGGGTCTGGGCCATGACTTGCCTCACTTCTTGGTTGCGCTGAACAGGACAGACTTGCGGCCGTCAACACACAGACCGCACCGGGCGCATGCCGATCCCTTGTCAGAGATCAGGGGAATCGCGCCGTTGTTCTCCGGGCACCGGACAGCGGCCGGGAACTGTTCCTTGCCTTCGGCGAACGTCCGGTCGACGTAGGCCACGTTGATCCCTTGCAAGGCCAGGAACTGGGCCGTGCGGATGTTGTCGCGGTCACCGCTGAAGTACAGCGACAGGTTCGACAGCTTCTGTGCGTGCAGGAACACCGCCGCGCTGGGCACACGGGTGTAGGCCCAAAACTGGACATCCGGGAAGTCTCGGATGACGCGGGCCCACGCCGCGACGTACGTGCCGCTGAAGAAGTCCCCGTCCCAGTGGATGCGGAAGATCTTCCGTGCCTTGCGCTTATCCGATTCCTTGACGAACTCGGCGATCATCTCGGTGAGCAGACTGGTGGTGTCTTCGAGAGATGCCTCCCGCAGAAGCTCCCAGTTGTGCAGCAGCACCGCGCTGACGCCTTTGTAGACCTTCTCGAGCTTGCCTGCGTAGCAGATCTCGGAGCAGAAGGCCGTCGCGTCCGGGCAGGAGAACCCTTGCCCAGAGGGCAGACCGATGCTGTTGGCGATCATGGCGGTGGTGCCTTTGCCGTTGACCGCGTTGGTGACCTTGCGGTCCTTCGAACGCTTGAGTGATGCCATGATGCCTAGTCCTCTCGGGTGAATGTCAAGTCACTTGACGCGGACGTACCCGTTGCCTCGGGCGACGTAGATCCGGCCGTCGATGTAGACGCGCTGCTGCTTATTCATCATGCATTCCTCTCGGGTAAATGTCAAGCCCAACGGCGAACGGTAGGACGCTTGCGGGCAACCTCACGGCGAACCCTGGTCCGGGGCACAAAGGTGCCTACGGTCATCTCTTCGAGCTGGCGCTCAGCCCATCCCTTGGGACGGCAGTCGCCCTCTTCTTCGATCTTGACGTCGAAGTCGGTCCAGCCCTTCAGACCCTTCTCCAGCTCACGGTCCAACAGGCGAACCGGTGCCTGATCAGGGGCAACGAACGGTGTCTTGCAGGATTCGCGGGCCGTGACCCGCACCTCACGGTGTTCAGCGAAAACTGGCATGGTGATTCCTCTCAAAGCTCAGGTGAATGTCAAGTGGAGGGTAGTCGGGAATCGAACCCGATAGTCGTGATGCCGCGACACCTTGCGATGCCCGCCAGACCATAGCTCAGGTGTCATTCCACACCGCCAGAGCTACCCGGTAGTCTCATTTCTCCCCACGGATCAGGCGCTATCTATCGGAAGCTACCCGCAGGTCTACATTTAGTGTTGTCGGTCGCGACCTCCCCGAAGGGGTCCACGTCCCAAGATCGATACAACCCCGGCGACATTTCTGCCTTAAGCCGTGCTCTGTGAGCTTTCATCCCCGTCGATCGCAGGGAATAGGACTGTGGTGCTCGGTCCCGCTCGGTCTTGCTTGTGTGATTCTCACTCTACCGGATGGCCGGGTGAATGTCAAGCGGGCCGTTTTGCTATCTGCGCTACGTGCTCGTTAGGGACACTGGCGTAAGTCCCTACCCGCTCGATTCTCACCGGTCCAAGTTGGTGTGTCTCAGACATTACCCGGTGTCCGGGTGAATGTCAAGCGACTCGGAGAATCTCACCGGATTTTCACCGGTACCGGCGCGATCCTCTCGGATCCGCCTACCGCCTTGCTGCTGCGATGACACAAGTATGCACTATCGCCGGGTGCATGTCAAGCGCAATCGCAAAATAGGCGTCTACCTGCAGATATGGCGCTATCCGGGTGCATGACAAGGGGCCCGATATGGGCCCGTGGCGGCCGTCGGCGGCCGTCCCCCGTGGTCAGAGCTGGACTAGGGGCCCGCGGATCCCGCGCATAGGCTGCTCGTTCCGTGCTCGGTATGGGCCCGTGGGCTCGCGTGCGTGCTCGCGTGCGTGGGCGTGCGTGCGTGGGCCCGTGAGGGCATGAGTGGATCCCCACATTGCAGTGTTCTAGCTGGTCAGAGCCTAATCCCCTTATCTGCATAGGCTGCTCACTACATGCCCGGTATGCACTAGACCAGTGCTCACACATGCATGTGCATATGCCTGTGACCTGCACAAACGCACACACACATGTGTACACACATGTTAGCTGTACATTGTGGCCGGCTAATGCGTATGCGCTGGTCAGAGATCTATTGCATGAGATAAGAGATTATCTTTTGTTTGCTAGTGCCCTGTGCCCTGTGCCCTCGAGATATGGCACGCGTGCATCGCGTGCATGTTCAGCGCGTTTGCGCTGGTCAGAGCCCGTGCATGACCCCAGGGGGGTTACCCCCAGGGGGTACCTTCCTGACCGGTCGGTTA